TTCTGTTACAGGTGCAACAGGACTGGGCAAGTTCTGCACCACATTTGGTGCAGATTTTTTGCCAAAACTTATTCCAAAAAAATCAAATGCCATAATATTGTATCAATTATATTAAATTAATGGGAAGATACCAATTGGTGTAGATAATTCTAATCCCAAACCATTTGCATTATTTGTGGTATTAGATACCCAATATTGATACAAGAATGTTACAGTAAATGTTTCTACTGTATTATTGTCGCCATAATCCAAAGAAATGTCAGAAACTTCTGCTGGCCATGCATCAACAAATTTGTAAGTTTTGATTACATTGTTGTTGCGATCCATCTGTGTAACAGCCAAATCTGCAACATATTGGGATGGATTTACTGCACCAGTATTGTTAATATTGTTGTTCATATAATTTGACCAAATTTCAAAACTATCTCTAATATTGAAATTTGTATCATTAATGATACGAACTGTCCAAGGTTTGAATCGTCTTTCACCAGCTAGAAAAATAGTTCTTCCACGATATTCTACAGGTGTTGGGTCAACGCTTGACTCAGGCAATGCTGCCGCATTACATAAAAATTGAGCTTGTAATGGAGCAAATGCCGTGTTTCCTGATAAAATGGTAGACGGAAAACTCAATTCAACAGTGAATTGATTGGCACGGACACCACCGCCAGATAAGAATGATTTCATAGCCGAAATAGATGCTATTGCCATTTGTATAATCCTATAATATTATAATAATTGTATTATTTATGTAACAAAAATGGGCAATCCATTGCCCAAAATGTGTTCAATTAGCCACCAGTTTCTGTAAATGATGCAGAATTGTTTGTTGCAACAAAATTCAATGTAATAAAATTGATTGAATATGTTGGCATAATTTTGATATCTGCAACAAATTGATTTGTACTAATTATTTGTGAAGTATTATTACTAGAATCACAAATAATTTGATATTGTTGGATACCTCTTCTGCCCTGAACATCACGCAAAAATGGTTCAATCATTGCGCGGAATCTTCCGCGAGTAAATTGGTCATTAAATTCAAACAATTGATATTTTGCAGCAGTTGCAATAGCTTTTTCCAAGATAATAAACAATCTGCGAACATTGATTCGATCAAATGCAGAAGGTCTTGACAAAGCAGTTTTGTCTCCATATAATACAACACCCTGACCAGGAAATTGTACAACTGGGTTCACACGAGCTTTATACAATGTGTCTCTATCAGTTTGACCAGGATTGAATGCCAATTTTACAATATTCTTAATTTGACCACGATTGAAACCAGCAGGCGACCACCATGGATCATTTGTGGAATCTGTTCTTGCAGCCAAACCAGCGATATCACCATTCAATGGAATCCATCTGTAAACATCATTATAAATATCGTATTGATATTTGTATCCAGAATCGATGATGCCATAGGAAGAGGATGTAATTAAATCTGCATAAGTTTTGATCAAATCTGCTTGTGTAGATGTTGTACCAATAATTGGATCGCCTGTTACAGTATTTTCTGGTGAAACAAATACAACACAATCTTTACGAACTTCTGCAATATTTTGTATAACATAATTTGCCAATTCATAGTTGGCTTTGCCAACAGGGATTAGGGCAACGTCATATAACATATCATTTTGAAACATTTGATATGCAGATTTCATATCACCGATATCTACACCAATACCATTTGATCCATTTGATAATGAAACGTGGTTAATTTTTGATAATGTATTAAAAGATTTTCCAGAAGCAGATGTGCCCCAATTTGTTGTGCCAGTTGGATGATTTGCCCAATACACATATTGAGAATTATCATTGATTACAGATTTGTAATAATTTTTTGTACCATCTGGTTTTTTGGCATCAGATGCTTTTGACACACCTTTATATACTTCTAATACTGTACCAACTTGGCCACTAAACAAACCATTTTCATCAACAACTACAATATGTAATTCGTCAGATGTTGCATTTAAACTTGCGCCAAATGTTGATTCCTCTGGGGCATAATCAAACAAATCCGCATATTGCCATTTCACTGAGTATGCAGAGGCTGAAACTGTTTTTGTTGCACCGGATACAAGTGTCAATGTTGTAGCACTATCTATAGTAGATATTTGACCGATTACTTCACCAGCAACTACCAAATAGGAGCCAACCACTAAATTTGTAACAAAATCAGGGGAACCACCACCAGTAACAGCTTTCGATCCACTGGTTACAGAAATTGTTCCGGCACCAACTTTTAACCAAGTTGCGCTATCTACAATAGAAACAGATAAACTTGAACCAATTGCGCCAGGATATTTTGCAACAAACCCACCAAAAGAGGTAAAACTTAGGCCACCATCTTCGTAATCAGATTTATTTTTAATCAGTGATCTAATACCAACATTGAAGTTAACATCAGAAAAAGTTTGTTTTGCATTTGCAACCAATACAACAGTAGTCGAATCAGTTACTTCGGAAATTTGTCCAACAACTGTACCAGTTTGGGTTAACAAATATTTTCCAACAAATGTGGAATCAAATGCCGTACTAATACCAGAAACATTTTTTGTACCAATTGTTACAGAAATTGTTCCAGCACCAACAGAATCTGCTACAGCATTGTTTGCATTAAACATCCAGGTTGAATATGCTCTGTTAACCATAATGTTACCAGAATATGCCAAAAAGTTTGCTGCTGTGAAAAATGCATTTGCAGATGTCGCACTTGGACTACCAAAATATCTAACCAAATTATTTTCAGTGTCAACAGTAATTGGGTCCATAACTGGTCCCCAATCAAAATCTCCACATGTTGCTGCAGGGCTTGATGCGAGTGTTGGAATTACATTAGTTAAATCTTGTTCTTTTAATGCGACTCCTGGTGATACTAGGAACGATCCACTCATTATATTTTCTCCAAAATTATTATAAAATTTTTACCTTTAAGATAATACTATTTATAAAAAGTTGGACTCATATTTATATATTTTGAAATACTTGCTCAGGGTCATAATTCAAAACATCTTCAATAGACTCCATTGAGTCTATATCAGAACTAGCTTGCCATGATAATTGATATAATAATGTTCTTCTATTTGATATAGCAATTAACAATCCTTGTAACCAACGCAAATATTCTTGATGGGTTTCCCACGTATGCAAAATATTATTAGCATCCTTCCAGAATAGATTATCGGGAATAACACCAAATTCTATTTCAGATTTTAATTGCTCTATTTTTCCTGATATATTTTCTTGAGATACTTTATCGGAATCCAATAACTTATTATCATAGACAATATTATTAAAATGAATATCAGTAGCTAGTTTTTTTATATCAAGTTTTTTTATATTTTTCGCAAATAGTAAACTTTCTGCAGAGACATTCCATTCATTTGTTGTTGTATTATGGGTGTGATGTACCGATGGTCTTGGTGGTTTTTCTTCCATAGAATCATTTAATACGTTATAGTAATGAGTGTCGGCAGAATATGTACCCTCAACGTATCCAAACGCCGCATAATCATCAATAACAGAATCCAATCTACCACCTGAATAATTGCAAATTATATTACCATTGGTGTCAAATATTGTATAATTCATCTATCTTTTACTCGCTATGCTGGTTATAGTCCATTCTGTTATTACTGGTGGCGCACTAGAATTCCATTGCCCCGCTGTCGATGACATGTTCCATAATCTAATTTCAACTATTGCAGATGTAATCTGATTTGCTGTTGTTTGTAACGGCAAAGCTGCAGTCCAACTATTATATGCAAATGTTCTATCTGGAGATATACTGTAGGTATAACTCCATGCGCTATCTGATGTGCGTATTCTAACTTCCATTCGTCCTGGTGAAGTATCTGTTATATACATCGAAAAGCAAAATATTACCGTCCTTTTTATTGCGACATCCACCACAGTCAAAGGCAATGTTATGGTTGGTATTGTTAATGATGCCTCCGTACCGTTAGTAGACGATGTTATAGTGTATGTATATGGTTCAGTAGATTTAATAGAATCTACTAACCCAACTGAACCAGAATTTATATTTCCTGTACTTATTACTGGACCATTCATATAGAATGCAGAACCGTCAAATGTAATATTTTTACTTGAATTGCCTAAACTGAATGTACCATTTCCGTTAATAACTGCACCGGAACCTGACCCCATTGTTGTTCCACTTCTTACTGCAGTTCCAACTTGAAAATTAGTACTAGCAGATAATGTGCCTGAAGTGATTTTATCTGCTGATAAATCAGAAATATATGCAGACCCAATTGCTGCACTTTCGATATATGTACCAACACTAGTACTTGTGATTTTCTTTGTTGAACCACCGCCATCGTTCCAATCAGAAGGAATAGTTTGACCTGTTTGCATTGCTCCAAAAAAGGGCAACGTGACGAAGCAATAACTGCTTGTTTGGCCTGCATTGGTTGGGTCCTTTGCAATTACTGCAAAACACCTTGTTGCATTAGCAGGTGCTTTAGCAAAATAATAACAACGTTTGTAATTGGATAAAGCAGTTCCTCCATACATAGCGTTTGCATTTATATGGTCATAATATGTTATCCAATCACCATTACTTATATATGCTCCATTTACATCATAAAAGTTCATAGCCACATAAGTTGTGCATCTATGAGCACCAAAATAAGCACTGAATTCGTATGCTTTACCTGGAATAACTGGGATACCGGCATATGTCAATATTTTAGTTATTCCGTCAGGCGCTCCTTGAGAAATCCAAGCAGTTTCTACATTTGCCCCACCTTGTCTGATATTCCAATCAGGATGATTTAGCTGCCATCCTGTTATGCTATCCCAATGCTCAAACGACTGGTTCCAAGTTGAGTTTTTCAACATGTTTCCTGCGGCACCACCTTTATTATTGACACGTGCCCATTCGACACCGGCATTAGCACCAGTAGAAAGAATGATATTGCCACTTGTATCCTTTACATTTAATGAGCCGAATGTTTCAATATTGCCTGTTTTATCAATTTTCCAACCAGCATTTACACCATTATACGAGTTGGATTGAATTACATTGCCAATAAGCAAATTAGTAATAGCACCATTTTGAATGTAAGTACCAGAATTTGTTGGTGTGATTTGACCATTAATATTAACATCAAAAGTAGCACCAACTGTTGCGTTGTTGGCAGGCTTGCCACTTCCAGATATTTGTTCCCATACATTGATATTTCCTACTGGTATGCCATTTACTGTCCCAGTAATGTTTCCGGCGAACGCAATTGACGCACTTGGTCTGTATGGATTCTCTTCAGTCAATGACGGTTTTACAATTGCGCTAGAAATAACACCTGATGAATTTATATCCTTGTCTACAGACCTGTACGCCTTTACGCCGAATGTATAATAGACATCCGCAGCAACCCCAAACAAAATAAATGCTCGTTTGTTTGCAGGAATGACATAGGCAGTTTCGGCGGACAGAGATGTTCCAAATGTATAAGGCGATGGCGAATTTGATTGGTAAACATAAACAACAAAGCCGTCTATGTCGCCATCAGCCCCTCCCCATGACCATTCAAACGAAATATCAGCAGAACCATTGCTTTGAAGCGTGTGGTCTATGGTCATCCCATCCGAAGATATTGTTGGGACTACAACTGCCGATGCATTTCTATCATTACCTGAATTAAAGTTTTCAACTGCCGTTGTTACTATTGATGCGACGACACCATTTATGTTGGCTGTAAAGTTTGGGGTTCCGCCAGTGACACCAATCCAATCTGGCGATGTTGATGGCGAAATGACCGAACCTATTTCAATCCCATTTTCCGTTCTTCTCGCGGCAGCTATTCCAAAAGAGTATGTGTCTGATGGGCTAACGCCCTCAAAAACATAGTAAGACGGCAGTGTTGTATTTACATTAAATGCGATGCTTGAATCAGAAATGGTTGGTTGTGACCCACCATTTGACCAAAACAGCATCAGTAAATCAGCCTGCAGAGTCCCTTGTGTATACGCACCCCAGCCCAGCGTAATGTTGCATGTGGCGTTTGAGTTGTTTGTGACGCTTATTGTTGTCGGGGTTGGTGCATTTGTTGGAGCACCAGATGAGCGATATTTTGTAGTTCCAGTGTAAGCAGTATTGCCATTTGATGAGTTTGTTACAATAGTGGAAGCAGATACCCCAGCTACTAAAGTTCCCTCTGGTGCCCCAACCGTAGCATTATTCTCTGGTTTAGTTGCTCCGTTAATACGACTGAAATCCATATTACCGCCAGTCGATAATACTAATGCTCCAGTTGAATCCCTTACTTCAAAACTTCCATAAGTAACAATATTGCCTGTCTTATCTATTTTCCAACCAGCATTTGCACCATTATACGAGTTGGATTGAATTACCTCGCCAATTAATGCATTATCAATAGCACCATTTTGAATATATATACCAGCATTGGTTGGTGTGATTTGGCCATTAATATTAACACCAAAAGTAGCACCAACTGTAGCATTGTTGGCAGGTTTAGTTGAGCCAGTAATGCGACTGAAATCCATATTACCACCAGATGTCAACACAGTGTTGCCACCAGAATCCAATATTGTTATTCCAGTTGCAACCAATGAGCTACCATCAAATCTCAAATAATTTGTGGCACTTCCAACATCAAATTTGTAGGCACTTGAGTCATACCCTAGAAAAAACCCTGCAACGGAGTTGCCATATGTTTTTCCAGTTGAGGACAAACTTCCTATAGTAGATATACCAACTGTACCCAAATTGGCAGAAATTGCAGAAAGACTTCCAACTTTTAAATTGCTTAAATATGGATTTCCCCAAACAATATTTCCACCAACTGTATACAATCCATCCACTTGATACATATATTGACCAGCAGATAAATTTGATGTGGCACTAAATGACCACGCACCTTCGGCAGATGTTGGGGGAACATCTCCAGTCCCTGGAGTAACTGCCCCAGGAGATGTGCCACTATTTGTTACAATATATGCTATCCTATAGGATGTACCAGTTTGACCATTTGGACCAGTTTCTCCCTTAATTTTAATTGGTGTTGACCATGTTCCATATGATGTTACTGTTCCAGATGGATTAACAACATTTACCTGTTGTGACATCCATATTGTGCCAGCAGATGGAGCAATGTCCCATCCTGTAGTAGAACTTGGGGATGGTGTAGCTGGTGATGATACATTGGAACTAAATATGTACCTAACTGATCCACCACTAGCATCAACACCATTTTGCGCAAATATTACAGGTGTTGACCAAACTCCTTGCTGGGGAGCCAGCCCATCACTGGTAAAAATTCTTGTTGAAGCGTATAGGGGATTTGTTCCAGTTGGGATTCCATCACTCCAACCAATAGTTGTTGGATTTGGGGAGCCATATGATCCACCAGTTGGTGTTGCTGGTATACTTGTTGCACGAATGAATCCAAAACCCTTTACCTGTCCTTGTCCAGTTTGCCCAGTTTCACCCTTTATTCTAATTGGTGTTGACCATGTTCCATATGATGTTACTGTACCGGAAGGATTAACAACATTTACCTGTTGACTCATCCATATTGTATTTTCAGATGGGGAAATATCCCATCCTGTGGTAGAATTTGAACTTGGTGTTGCTGGCGCAGATACATTGGAACTAAATATATACCTAACTGATCCACCATTGGCATCTGTGCCATTTAATCCATTTTGCGCAAATATTACAGGTGTTGACCAAGTTCCTTGCTGGGGAGCCAGCCCATCACTAGTAAAAATTCTTGTTGAAACATATAATGGATTTGTACCAGATGGGACTCCATCACTCCAACCAATAGTTGTTGGATTTGGGGAGCCATATGATCCACCAGTTGGTGTTGCTGGTACACTTGTTGCACGAATAAAACTAAATCCTTTTACCTGCCCTTGACCACTTGGACCATCTATGCCTGGATCACCGTTTTCGCCTTTTATTTTAATTGGTGTTGACCAATTACCATAGGTAACAACAGCACCCGTTGGATCAACAGTGTTAACCTGTTGTGACATCCAAATTGTTGTAGTTGATGGGGTGGCATCCCACCCAAATGTGGAATTATTTGCTGGCAATGTTGGAGAAATTGCAGAATTACTAAAAATATATCTAACAGACCCACCTTTAGCATCTGTACCATTTACACCATTTTGTGCAAACAGTGTTGGAGTTGACCAAGTTCCTTGCTGGGGAGCCAGCCCATCACTGGTAAAAATTCGCGAAGAAACGTATATAGGATTGGTTCCAGCAGGAATGCCATCATTCCATCCTGCAGGAACAGGTGATGCAAAACTACCTGATGCAGCAGATGGAGCCGATGGCATAGTTGCTGATCGCAAAAATACCAAAGATTTTACCTGTGCTTGCCCAACTGGTCCAATAGAACCATCCAATCTGTATCCAATATGACCAATTGTACCAGATACCCAATTTCCTGATGTAGTTGTTGCTGTCCCCGAATCGGTCAAAGTTATAGATAACATATACAATGTATATCCAGTTCCTGGACTAGCTGGAGCCGATGAACCCCACCCACTTGGATATGCGGATACATTGCCTGTTGACCATGTATATACAAATGCTTGGCTATATGTTCCTGTACCAGAATTTGACCATTTAAATGCTGTTATTGTTATACTTTTTGTGCCAGGGGTTCCAGGGTCACCAGGGGTTCCAGGGTCACCAGGGTTGCCATTTTCTCCTTTTATTTTTATAGGTTGCTGCCATGTTCCATACGTTATAACAACTCCCAATGAATTTGTTATATTAATTTGTTGACTCATCCAAATTGTTGTGGAACTTGGAGTAGTATCCCAACCTGTTGTTACAGAATTTGCTGGTAAAATTGGTGCAACTGTATTAGAACTAAATATATATCTAACTAATGATCCATTTCCCGTAGCACCATCTACTCCATTGTTTCCGTTTGTCCCATTGTTTCCATTTTGTGCAAATAGTGTTGGAGTTGACCAACTTCCTTGCTGGGGAGCCAGCCCATCACTGGTAAAAATTCTTGTTGATGCATATATTGGGTCGGAACCGACAGGAATGCCATCACCCCAACCAATAGTTGTTGGATTTGGGGAACTATATGATCCACCAGTTGGAGTTGCTGGTACACTACTTGACCGAATAAATGCAAATGATTTGAACTGTGTTGGGGTGGCACTGCCACCAGGAATTGCCCCCTTTGTTACCATTAATTCAACAACATCGCCTATAACATAACTTCTGGCAATGGTGCCATTTTGGTGTCGTCTAACCGTTAAAGTATCACCACTTTTTCCAACAATTTTTATAATTTCATGGTCTATTTCTTTGTTGCCAGATATTTTATATAATGTGGCTAAAGCATAATTTGCTGGCGAAGCATTCGGAAAAAATACCCCATCACCACTTTGTAATTGTATGGATGTGGTAGATTTTGTAATATTTGCTGCCAGCAAACTACTGGCAAAAAGAGGTGTTAATTGTGGCATCTGTTAATTCCAATAGTCTTTTATAAAATCTGAATAAGATTGGTTTGCTGGTATCCAAACTTCTTTACCAACTATATCCAAATCTGGTTCTATGGTGTCTATACCATTATCAATATAACCATATGGGGTCAACTCATTTTCAATTCTGGTCATTTGGTTTTCATAAATCATATTCCTAATATTTACATTTGTTACATCCTTGAAGAATTGTTGTGTGCTTAAATATGCAAATAATACTAAACACATGACCAAATCATCATGGCAACCAGAATCTGCCTCAAATGATGTTTTTGTTGCAATAAATGTGGATAATTGTACAATTGTATCAAAATCATTATCAATCAATTTATGATTTTCCATCAATGATTTCAATGCACTGCATCCAATTCGTTTTGATCTTTGAGTAGTCCTTAACCCAGCTTTACCCATTTTTCCCCATTCTGTTATCATACCATCTGTAGAATATAATACATTTTCATATTCCAAATCTGTATGCAAAATATCTATAACTTGGGAACCTATATCATTCAATTCTATCAATACATAACATTCGTTATAATCCTTTGCTACCTTATGAATAACATTTGGATATAATATTGGTGGAATCTCGTTTGAATTATAATTTGCTACAACTCTATAGGGACTATCCGTTATATCAAATATTTTGAAAGCAGAATAGTCCAAACTTTGTCCACGAGATACGTCAACAGTCATTACATACAAATTTCCCTCAATCGGTGGTTGATATATTTTTAAACAATCATTTATTAATACTGGGGTCTTATAGACCAAATTTTTAATACAAGTGGAGTTTAATAATGTATTTGACGACCCTTGAAAATCTGCTTCCATCTCTTGGGAAAATTTTAAATCTCCCAGAATTTTTCGCTGATTTTCTTCCCATTTCGCGTCACGATCTGGATGCCTATCCCATTTTATATGAATGTGAGCAAATCCATTTAAACCTAAAACAGCATCATTGTAAAATTTATAAAAATGATTTAACCCTAATGGTGTTGAAACCATATATACTCTAGTATCTTTACCAGATGATATAGTTGGAAATACAGCAGTAAAAAATTCATTCGCCATTGCTGATGGAACAAACGAAAATTCATCAAGTAGCAGCATATTTATTGAAAATCCACGAATTGCAGCAGAAGATGTTGCCTCTGCTATTATTCTTGATCCATTTTCTAACACCATCCTGGATTTATTAAATTCTACAACACCACTTTGTAACCATATTGGTAAATGTGTATATGCTTTTTGAACTTTGTCCAAAATTTCAAATGCTGTAACCCTTTTATTGGCAAGAATTGCACAGGTTTTATCTGGATTAAATATTGAATACCATAGGAAATATGCAGAAACTGTTGTGGTATTATGAGATAATATACCATTAGAATAAAATCTATGGGTGGGAGATTCCACCGAAATATCATACATATTTTCTGTAACATCAAATGTTTCCAATTTTGTGACCAATCTGGGACCGAATTCGGTCGAAATTTTGGTAACAAATGGTACAACATCTTTTACATAGATTTCATTCAAATATTCGTCAAATATTATATGAGTATCTGCACAATCCAGATACAACCCATTTTGCAATTCCATTCTCCAAACTTGATATGGAATTGTTTTATATATGGTTGAAATTGGTTGCCACCCATCATCGGAAAGGATTTCCCATCCTTGGGGCAAAGATATTTCATCGATAAATTTTTTATTCGCGTTTGACATGCCTACCTTGTATTAACCCTTCTGTTACTTCCCATGGGAACAACTGTTTATTTTTTCCTGTAACTGGGTTATAATATATTTTTCTGCCTGTGCCAATATTCCATCCACATGGAATTACATCTGTTTCTCTAAATTCTTTAAGAATCTTTAACTCTATATTATGATATATTTTTGTTCCTTTATTCCTTGCTCCATTTTTCCTAATCCATGATGATTCAGACATATTCTTCTTTGCTGCATCACTTCTTTTCATTCCAGTATGCTTGGCCGCAGTTTTTGCAATTTTTTCTGGATTTCTATTTATATCATACACATGCTTTTTTTGAATCTCTCTAAATCTTGTGACAGATTCTTCTCTATATTTAGTTATTTTGTTATACTGTTCAATAGATTGTTTGATTATTTTGTCAGTTAATGGTATCCAATCTTTTTCATTTGGATCGCCTAATTTATATTTAATTTGTTTATTGGTAAATACATATTTGGTTCTAATATGATTCATACTATAAAAATGCTCATCAAAAATCAAACAATCCATTGTTTTCAATATTGGTTTTTCTATATCTATTATTGGATAATAATCTTTACCTCTAAATGTATAAGAAGTTCTATCAGTCCTATTATAGAACTCTGGTGACATCGCCGCATTAGTATCCAACAACCAAAATATTTCCCTATCATCCAAAGATTGTTGTGAGTCGCACCATTCTATGATTTCACATGTAAAAGCTTCCTTGCCATATTCTCTGATTGCCAATTTCAATGCTGATCCAGAACCAATATAGTTTAAGTCTAATTTGTTACTGCGATGCTGACCAATATACCTCATACCATTAATAGTATTTGTTGTTAGATATACATAACCATATTTCATTTCACTTATCTCCAATTATAAATTGTTTATTATATAACAACTAATAGTGGTTGTCAACATCTTTAGGAGCATAAAAATTTTATACAATCTTGTACAACATTTTGTTTATTATTCATGTAATCAGATTCTTTTACATGCATTACATCATATCCAGCAGCAATAATTTGCGCATCTCTCTCAAATTCTCTTCTAGGGTTTTGTTGAACTTCATGCCAATATGTGCCATCAAATTCTATTATTTTTTTGCGATCAATATCTATAAAATCTGGCTTTATAACATTAACATCCAAAGTTAAAATATACTCTGAATTTTTTCTTCCATCTATTCTATGATTTTCTGCAAAATAAACACAATCATTGTTATCATATTCATCGTATATACTCCAAAACAATTCCTGAGAAATTTTTGAAAAATTAGATTTTTTATAATTTGTGTGCCATTTATTTTGTCTATCCTGCCATCTCTTTAATCCATCAATTTCGCCGAATTTTTCTATACATTTGTCAAGAGAAAACGTCGATTGTCTAGTTGATAATAACTCTTTGGCCAGCTCTTCATCCCCATTGGTTTTTTTCATCCAATATTCTATTGTTGTTGGATTGTTGTTATTAGCTGTTCTGGTATCTATTGATTTTTTTACTGTTTGTTCAGATATATCACCCTTTATAAACTTTTTAGAAAAAGGTGACAATCTTCCTCCGTGATTATATCCAGGATTGTTTTCTCCTGCTACTTTTTCTATTAAAGTCAGGCATTTGAGTTGTTCTAAACCAAATTCCTTTTTATATTCATTATGGTCAATCTTGTGGGAGTATAATAAATGCCCAGTCAATTCTCCAGTTTTCATTCCACATATTTTGCACACCAAATAATCTTTTCCTTCTTCTTTGTCAGCAAATATTTGTTCATTTTTCTTCCGTTTTGCCTTTGTTCCTCTTGATTCTATATAGTTGCCAGTAGAGTAATCTTCAATTGCTTGTTGTAATGTTATCATTTTGTATAGTTGGGTTGTTTTGGATACATAAGTATTTATCACAAAACGATTTCCAATCTGTCATGGTGTTGCAGTGTTTCATCCACAAATAAAAGTCGCCAACTTTTATTTTTAATGGCAATCCTTTATTATATGATGGATTTTTTATAGTAATATCAGTAACATACAAAAAACACTTACCCAATTGTCTTCCCATTGCGGCAACAACTTTGGTGTTATCATTTAATAAATTAACAAATTCTTCTTGATAATCATATAACTCAAAATTGACCAAACCTTTATCCACATGTACGATTTTAACGTAGTTTTTGATAAAATAGATTGGGTCATCTTTGCATTTCAAATATTCTTCAATTTGGTCAGCGGTGTAATCAAGTTGTACACCAACACCTTTTAAAAGTGGATTATTTCTGTAATATTTGATTTTTGATGCCATTATTTTGCCAATTTCCTGTCAATTGTGTCATCATTATGCGAAGAAGACTTCATTGAATTTCTGGTAGTTGTTGTAGTATTTTTATTTGATGCAATTGCGTCCCTAACAAATACATTGGAATCTTTTGACAAATTATGTAATGTACTGGATGCAGTATTTGGATTTGCTGCCACAGCGGCTTTTGTATAAGATGATGTTGACATAGACAAATTGTGTAAGTCATTTGCATGTGTCTTTGGATTTGATGCAACGGCCAATTGTACAGAATGGTCTGAATCATCATGTAATTTGTTTAAAGTAGTTTGATCAACATTTCTGTGTTTTGCTACTTCAATTCTAACCAATCTGTCATGGTGATTGGCTAAATGATGCAATTCTGATGGTTCTAAATCATTGTTGGATAATTTTTGTTTAATATGGGTTTCTATATAGGGGTGAACACCTTCATATAGTTTATTAATAAATTGTTTAAACGTTTTATTCATATATTACTCCTATATGTTATATTTAATTATTGTTCCCAAGAATATGTAAAATCTATTTTATTTGTTACAGCATGTTTACATAATTTGTCCCACAATGAAACAGTTGTTGGTTCAGTTGATACAATTAATTGCCCACATTTGGTTTGATTTGCAAGATTTTGTAAAGCTACCCAAAAATCTTTATTAAATCCTGTTGCCATGGCTGGTTCATCCATATATATGTAATCAATCTTTCTACAGAATATTAGAGCAGACTCTTTATATAAAGAAAATTTGATTACAGAATTGGTTGAGAATTTGTAATGATCTCTATTTGCATTTTCTATTGCAATAGTTTTCAACCAATTTGGGAATCGATCATGGATCAATTTTATTGTATGTTGGATATTGGCCAATGCATCCAATTTTGTCGTAAAAATGATATATGTTTTATTGACATTAAACATAGCCATATGTAGAAATTTTGCTACAGATACAAATGTTGCGCCACTTCCCCTGGTATATTTTTCAATAATATTTTTATCAGATGTTTCGGTTGCCGAAATAATGATTTTTTGGAATGGAGTTATTTTTTCAATATTTTCAACTAATCCATTTGTAGATATTTTAACGTAATTATCGAAAAAATAGTTAAAATCTTTTGCACATTTATCTAGTTCACTTTGGCTCATAGTCTTTTTCCTTCATTGTAGCAAGTAATTTTGCCAAATCTGAAGTAGTTCCGGCAAAAACAGTTTGGTTAATAGTTTGGTTATTTATATTTGTGGCATTTTCTTGTTGAATAACTTTTGTGGCAACACTCATATCATGGTGTTTTTTCTGGATTTCCAGCAGTTGTAGATTGGTATCTGCCAATGTTCGGAGCAAAGTTGAAAAAACTTCGATACTTCTTGGGGATTCTGTTGCAGAAACCATGGATAAAGCCACCTCAAGCCCTTCCTTGCCCTTTTCCAACAAATCATAAATATTGGTGCGGGTTTTTTGATAGTCTTCTTCTATGTCACTTATTGATCCAATTTCGGCCAACTCTGTTGAGGTATCCTCAACCTGTATGGGCAAAAATTCACCATGCTCAAATGTATCCATTGATTCTCTTTACATTTTTTAAAATGTGTGTTAATATAATGTCATTATTTATTTGAGACACTATTATGTATAATGATTTAATTGGATGGGCATTTTTATTTGTACCAGTAATTATTTTGAGTATGGGTTTAGCAGTATTGGCGGCAATTATTGATGGTATTAAAGGATTATGGTTCAATATATTAAATATAATTACATCAATACTCGCATCACCTTTGACATGGATTGTTATAGTTCTTTCCTATTTTGCTAAAGTTAATGGTGGATAAATGAAAACAAAATATTGTATCAAAGAAAAAGAATCTGGTATAATTGCTATAACCAGTTCTTCATATTGGATTGTCGAAATGTTATTTAATTTTTATGATACAAATAGGTATATTTTAGCAACTTTCAAAATAGATATATAGTATTACTATAAACTATTTTTGAAACATACTATGCCATTATACGAATTTTCTTGTAACAAATGTGAACACAGATTTGAAAAATTGAACCCAATTCGGGACATGAAAGTTCCTGAAACGGAACCCTGTCCAAATTGTGGTTCAATAGGAACAGTTGAACAAAAAGTTTTTTCTGCCCAATTATGGGTTGATGCACACAAAATTGGTGTAAAAAAACATGATGCAGGATTTACAGAGGTTCTGTCCAGAATTGCAGAAAAAGCACCTGGAACAAATATGCATGAAAAATTGAGCAGGAACCCTTAAACAGTTTGGGGGCATTATGCCCCCATTTTGTTAACAAGTTGGATTATTTGTCATTAGTATTCCACCTTGGCCCCATTGTGGATTACCAAGTATTTCTCCCCTTTTTATTTGCCCAAGTGGAATTTGTGTTGGTTTGACATCGGATACTTCTTCTAGTTTTTTACAAATAACTCCCCATTCTGTGGCATTTGGTGTAAATTGATGTATTTCAATATATCCTTTTAGCCATATACAAAATTCTTTTTCAGTCATGTTTTTATCCTATTCTCCATTATCTCAATAAATAATGGATGGTTTAATGATTCGGTAGTAATGGTATTACCCTTTGATAAATTATCTTTAGCCCATAGAGGTCTAAAATTAGTATAATGATTTAATTTAAGAACTTCGTCTACATCTTTAGCAAAAGATATAGGAACTATGTGATCTAGGTGCCATTCGTGTCTATTATCCCAAGACATTCCATCCGTGAATTTGTTATCTATATATATTATAAATTCTGCGTATGTACACCCAAGAACGGATGAAGATGTTGTCAATTTCTCACCAGTAAATAATTTTATAGATTGTCTAATATGCCATCTAATTAGTTTTTTAATTCTATATAATGGGTTTGTGTCATACAAAACTTTTTCCCTATGCCTTGACATGTTTTGTATTATTGCCTTGTTTTTTTCTCTATATTTTTTTACGTAATCTTTATACTTCTTTGTTGTTCGTATATGCAAATAATATTCTCTAGCTTTGTGTTTATTATTATTTCTATAGTTATCACATGTTTGTTTTCTTTTTTCTTTATTATTTTGTCTATAATCTGCACATCTACTTAAACATTCTTCCTTATTTGCTTCATAATATTCTTTACCTAGTTGCGACCGGCATTCTTTACATTGTGCCCTAACTCCGTATTTATATCTCGGATGCGGATGAAAATCATCCAAATTCTTTTCTATTTTACAAACTGTACATCTCTTCATAATTTCAATGTATAAATAAATCTATTTATTGGTTAAAATACTGTACCATTTTGGACAGGTTCCTGTCAAGAAAAATTTTATTTGTTGATATACCTTGTAAATAAAATTTTTGCCTATATAGTATAGTTAGGCATAAATAGATTACACATTGTTGATTAACCTAGCTGGGGGGATTGTTACCAGCGGTAAAACCTTCGCAATTGAACGAGAGGAACACCTAGTCGGGCAACAACGACGACCTTAGCAACTACCCGAAAGGATGATAGGCAACGCCCCCATGCAACCGAGAGGTTGAAGCGTAAATGTCTTTGCTAATGTAGAATTATTTTGAAGGGGTAAAGAACCGGGCATCTGGAAAGTAAAAGAGAACCACCCCGGAGCATCAGTGCATATGTCAATGTATGTGTATTGATGTACCGTTGTCAATTAATTGAGTAAAATCTATTGATTGGGAATACGCAGCGAGAGGTACAGGACAACCGCCTCAGTAGTGCTGTAACATTGATTTTTTTAAAAACTTCTTCTTTTCGGAAGGGGAAGTTTTGTCAAAAATTTGAAACATTTGGGGCAATTTGGGAACATTGGGAGCAATTGGTTACCTATTTGATAAATACCTCCAAATGGAAACCAACAATAATTACAAACCCGCTTTGCGGGTGCGAAGCACTTTGTGATTTTGGTTTTTATTGTTACATTTGGTTTGGTTGGTTAAAATAGTGTAGAATAAATCATTTTACAAAAATACCATATTTGTAACAATACACAAATATATTACAATCAGTGCTTCGCACATCTTCGATGTTTGTTACATGTAAATTACAATATTTAAATTTTGGAAAAATATTATGTCAAAATTTGACCATGAAAAATTAAACAAAAGAGATTTAGGTCTAAAAAGTATTAGAGAAGAACAATTCAATAATAGAATAAAGGTGGTATACCTAGATGTACCCTACAGTGAAAAAGAGGAAGCAAAGAAATTTGGTGCCAGATGGGATTCACATTTTAAAACATGGTGGTGTTTGTCAAATAATCTTTCAAAATTGAGTAAATGGTTACCAGATAAAAAATAAGTATTGTACTAAATAATCATACCATTAACTACCACACTTTTACATATATGAGAAAAAGACGCAGTGCAACAACCATGGAAGAAATCCCAAGCATTGTACCAAAAAGTTCTTCTTCAAAAACGAAAATAAGATTGGAACATTTAAAAACAGTTGTTCCGTTAACGGAAAATCAAACCTTTGCATTCCAAGAATATTCACAAGATCAAAACTTAGTATTACATGGTTGCGCCGGAACCGGCAAAACGCTGTTGTCCCTATATCTTGCATTAAAAGATGTGTTTACAAAAGGAACACCATATCACAAAGTAATCATTATCAAATCTGCTGTTCAAACTCGTGAATTAGGATTCACAAAAGGAACAAGAGAGGAAAAAGAGTTTGAATACGTTGTTCCATATATTTCAATATGCAATGAATTATTTCCAAACATTGAAAATGCATACCAACAATTAGTTGATCAAGGTGTTATTCAGTTTATGACTACATCTTTTATGCGAGGCATCACCTTTAACAATTCTGTTATAATTTGCGATGAAATGCAACAGAACACTTTCAAAGAATTGGATATGGTTGCTACCAGAGTTGGCGAAGATTCTAGGATAATTTTTAGTGGAGATTTAGTTCAAAGCGATTTGAAAAAACATGAACAAAGTGGATTTAATGAATTTATGAAAATTGTAAAGGAAATGCCAGTTTTCACAAATGTTGAATTTACTGTAGATGATGTGGTTAGGTCAGGGTTTGTTAAACAGTATATTTTAACAAAATTAAAATTAGGTCTTCAATGAAAACATTTAAACAACTATTTGAGTCAATAACAAGCGATACAATAGATATTGATGGTACTAAACGCCCACGGCATAACAGCGAGGGCAATCTTATACATCCAACTGAGGCGGGAATAAGAAGTTTTTATAAATGGTTTGGTAACTCCAGGGCTGTTGATTCTAGCGGCAGACCAACTGTGATGTATCGGGGAATGAATACTGAACATTCTGATACACACGGATCACGAGTAACATTTGTTACCCCACATAAAGCATATGCAAATGATTATGCTAGTGGGGATAAATCTAATGCATCTGAATCGCCAAATGTAATGAAACTATATGCAAAGGTAGAAAACCCAATACACTTGGGATTTAAATCTCAACACACGCACGTTAAGTTTTCTGATGTAGCATCACGAGTAAAAAGTAGATTACTTGATGATTACCGTGATGGAAAATTGGATGAAAAATCTGCAAAAGGGGCAATATCTCATCTAGACAAGGGAAAGGCCGAGTATGGAGACCATATGGCACCAGTATGGCATTTTCATAATAATTCGCATCATTTACACAATGCAATCAAATTTGCAGGATATGATGCAATACATTCCCACGAGGGGGATACTGTTTTCGGGACTGGTTCTGCGAAATATGAAACATATGGTATATTACACAAAAATAATTTAAAATCGGCAATTTCCAATAATGGTAACTATAGTAGAAGTGGTACATCTGGAATATCGGAAACATTATTAGAAAGCGGCCACATAAGTATTCATCGTGGGGTGAAATTGTTTCCCACGAACCATATTGATCAACGACAGATAGAACGACATGTGCCAAAAGAGAATTTGTTAAAAATCCATCGAAAGGTGGTTGACAAAATCAAGAGTGGGGAGTATACTCCCAAACATGGTACATTCATGGTGTTTGATAAAGAACATAAACAAACAGTATTAATGCAACATCGGGCAGATAAATATGCCACAAATGATACCAGGAAACATCTATTTTTGATCAGTGCATATGATCCAGGTGATGTTGGTAAACCAAGGCAGGGTCAAGATAGAGTTGTTACAGAACAATATTTGGAGATATAATGCACATTGCACAATATTCTAGGCAGAAAGAAAAGATTGAAAAATTTAATCAATTTATGACCATGACAAGAAATGGTGAAAATCTTATACCAATTGAAAAGATATCTTTTAGGACTGGTATCACAGCGAAAGAAGATGTGCCAGAATTTTTATTATATGAAATTAATAAAATCTTGGGCACAGAAATGGAAACCATTTTGGTACGAGCTAGGGAAAAAATGGAATCAGATTTAAAAGATATGGCAGCATTGGCTATTGATGAATATAAAGAATTATTGGAAGATGCGGGGTTAAGTGTATGAGACATAGATTTTCACAAGATTTTATTGAATATGTAAAAGAAGTGTTGGAAAACACTTTGCATCCAGCATATACAGATATTTCAAATAATTTTGTTCTTGACAATGGTGAAATTCGTGCTATAATTAATGAACAAACTGGTGAAGAGATAGATGTTTTAGAAGTTTAACAATTAATTAAGAGCAATTTGTAGGCCAATAGCATAACTGGTTAATGCCCTCCGCTCATAACGGAAAGACCCTTGCAAGGCTTAGTATTGGTTCAAATCCAATTTGGCCTACAAATTGCTCTTATGTTTACCTGCATTCTTTACTATCATGTGATATGCTATATCAACACACATTAAAAAAGTGTGTGTGAATAACAAATAATTAGGAACTATATTATGAAAATTTATATTGAATACAATGATAAACCAATGATTACCATAGAGAATGTAAACAATTTTACATTCTCTGGTGGTGAAGTCCATATTCAAATCCCTGACCTAAATTGTGCAGATACTGCAAAAATTAGGGTCACTACAAGGATTACAAATAGTGATGGGGTAATGGAACTACTATTTGTAACAGATGCCTTGCGTCGAAAATTTGGAACCTTGGTTCCCATCTATGTCACAATACCATATTTGCCGTATGCGCGGCAAGATAAAATTTCTGCAAATGGTGAATCATTGTCACTAAAAGTTTTTGCAGATTTACTCAATTCGCAAAATTACACCAAAGTGATCACATATGATGCCCATAGCGATGTTGCATCAGCTTTGATCAATAATTTACAAGTTATTACACAAAAAACAATTGTGCATTATGTTGCAATAAGTAGACATGTCGCACATCTTTTGTTAAATAAGGTTTTAATTATTCCAGATCATGGTGCCAGTAAAAAATCATACCAATTGGGCGAAGTGTTATCGCCAAGTGAATTTGTTCAAGTTGATAAAGCCAGGGACGAATTTGGTAACATTGTTAAAACAAAGGTGTTTTCAGATGACCTTACTGGTAAAGATTGTCTAATTGTAGACGATATAACGGATGGAGGGCGCAGTTTTATTGAAATTACTAAAGAATTAAAACAACTTGGTGCAAAAACTGTAACATTGTTTACCACACATGGTATATATTCAAAAGGTGTGGAATGTATTTATGAATCTGGTATTGATAATATTATAACCACCGATACATTTAGGGATAATTATAATAGTACAGTAAACTGTATACCCGTTGTTGATAGATTATTTTAATAGGGCTATATTATGAAAACATTCGCACCATTACAAAAAGATTTTTACAAAGTTGGTCACGTTCACCAATATCCAGACAATACACAAACCATTTATTCCAATATGACCGCTAGAAGCGGCAAACATGCAAACATTCCTGATTCAAAAGGTGTATGGTATGTTGGTATGCAATTTTTTGTAATGGATTATTTGATTGAAGAATGGAATACTACATTTTTCTCCAAACCAAAGGAGAAATGTGTTAGACAGTATAAAAGAATTGTCTCAAAAGGTTTGGGATATGATGTAGATGTTTCACATATTGAAAAACTACATGATCTAGGATATCTACCAATTCGTATCAAAAGTTTGCCAGAAGGAAGTTTTGTGCCATATGGTGTTCCAATGTTTACCATTGTAAATACCTTGGATGATTTTTATTGGGTAACCAATATGTTGGAAACAGTAATTTCTGATGAATTATGGTTACCAATTACTTCTGCCACTTCTTATATGTGGTACAGAAAAAATTCTTTGAAATATTCTGAACTAACTTGTGAAGATAATAGTTTTGTTCCATTTCAGAACCATGATTTTTCTATGCGTGGTATGCAAGGTAGACATGCTGCAGCAATTTCTGGATTTGCATCCATTGCTATGGGCAGTTATGGCACAGATACTATTCCAGCTATTATGCTGGCAGAGGATTATTATGGTGCCACAGATGAAGACCATATTGCATACAGTGTCAATGCGAGTGAGCATTCGTCGATGTCGGCGGGTATTGGCAACTTCGATTCGGTTGATGAATATTTCACATACAAAAGAATGTTGACAGAAGTATATCCAAGTGGTATTGTTAGTTTGGTATCAGATACTTTAGACTTTTGGAAAGTTGTGACAGAAACTGTCCCACGTTTGAAAGACATTATTCTTTCAAGGGATGGGAAACTTGTCATCAGAGGTGACAGTGGCGACCCTGTTAAAATCATCTGTGGCGACGAATCCGCCCCAATTGGTTCCCCAGAGTACAAAGGATTGATTCAATGTTTGTGGGATACATTTGGTGGCAGAATTAATGGGAAAGGATTTATGGAGCTTGATCCACATATTGGTGCCATTTATGGTGACTCAATTAATACCACGAGACAAGATCAAATTTTGTCCCAACTTATGAAAAAGGGATTTGCATCCAATAATGTATTGTTCGGTGTGGGGAGTATGCAGTATTCTTATGTAACAAGGGACACCCATGGGATGGCAATCAAATCCACATGGGCAAAAATCGCCAACAAGGGCATTCCATTGTTCAAAGACCCTAAGACAGATGATGGAACCAAACGGTCAGCCAGGGGGCTGCTAATGGTCACACAGGTAGGAAATGAGTACAGGTTGGTTGATAATGTTTCAATTGACCAAGAAAGGCATGGTTGCTTGGAAACAATTTTAGAAGATGGTAAAATGGTTAAATCGACTACTTTGGAGGAAATCAGAAAAACTGTTGACAGTTTCTTATAAGTATTGTAATATGGTGGCTCCATTTTTGGGGCTACCATAAAAGCCTAAATAATATTTTGGCAAAAAATAAAAGGAGAAACCCGATGAAGAAATTTATTCTTCTTCTGCTAATCTCAACCAGTGTTTTGGCAGATGCCGAAAGTGACTGCTTGGCTGAGACTATTTTTCACGAAGCTCGTGGAACATCAAAGAAATCTAAACAAGCTGTTGGATTGGTTGTACTAAATAGAAAAAACAAAAGGCAAAAGCCAATTTGTAAAATTGTTAAAGAGCCTGGACAATTTGATTATGTTAGGAAAAAATTAAAGATTGACAAAAAATCCAAGGATTGGTATGATGTTCTGGCATTCACAAATAATTTTATACAACATGTTCCAAAAGATTTTACGGATGGTTCTACATTGTTTCATAATGTAAAAGTTCATCCACGGTGGAACAGAAAAAAAATCAAAGAAACTTTTAAACTCGATGGTCACATTTTCTATAAGGAAACCGCATAGTGGAACCAACTGTAACAATCATGTATGACTTTTGGCAATTCATGTTCTTTGCCACCATCTTTACTGCAGCTTGTGTATGGTTTACTTATACAAAAGCATATTCAAAAGGATTTGACCATGGATATGGTTCATTATTCAATGAACTCGTGGATAAAGGTATCATTGAGGTTGAAGACGAGGTAGAAGAACCTGAAGACTTCTAATAATTATGGCAAAAACAAAAAAACGTTACAAAGATTCAAACCAATTGTTCTATGGGGATGAACCAGTATTTGTCCCCAAATTGGAACCACATTCAAATGTTGAAATAATTACTGCATTATCTTATTATAATGTCCAATTGAACCAAGATGATGCAAAAGCAGAATTATTGAAACATGCTGGACAATTTTATTCAAAAGAAATCGTTGATCAATTGGAAAAGGTTAAATGGGTTGGACATGTTGGTTCATTATGTAGGATGCAATCTCGTGGTTGCATTTTTTCTGACCCAAACACAATTCATAAAAAAATTGTTGAATTATTAAATGAAAAAACTAGAAAAATTTCTGAACAGAAATTAAAACCACCAAAGCAACCAAAAGTAAATAAACATTTGGTGTATGCAAGAATACTAATAGATTACATAGAGGAACAATCTCTTAGTAGAACATTTGTTAAACCATCTGTTCTAAAAAAATTTCTACATAATAACAAAATACCGGAAAAATCATTTAAACCAATTTGCCCAATTTTGTTAGATCATAGCAAAGAAGTTAGAAATGCTTTGGATGAAAATGTTGAAGGTTATGCAACATTCTGTAAAAAAGATTTAAGACAATATGTTGGAATGTATGATTTCTTCATTGAAGGTTTAAAATCTTTGGCACCAAAATCTTCTCGGAAACCGAGACAGAAAAAGCCAATAGATTTGGATAAAAAATTGGCAAAAGTAAAATTTTGCAAAGAATTTGCCCAATATAAAAGTATTGCCCCAAAGGATATATTGGGTAAAAATTGTGTATTATTGTATAGTATACGTTACAAAACTTTTACTATATTGCAATCAAAAGTTGGTTTTGATATTCGTGGCTCAACTATATACAATTTGGATGAAGAGAATTGTTTCAAGAAGGTGTTAAGAAAACCTGATGAAATGCTAAAAAAGTTGTTGACTGCTGTTAACATTAATGGTATACTAAACGTGTTTAATGAGATTGGGACAAAGGTTAGTACACCAGTTGGTTCATTGAACGAAAACATTTTAATTTGGAGAATATTATGAGTGGATGTACTGTAAAAAGATGTAGTTGCAAACATGAATACCAAGATTCTAAATATGGACAAAATATGAGAGTTCATAATTTTAATCAAAAGAAAACTGAAGCAAGATGTACCGTATGCGGTACAAAAATTAAAGCTTCTGAATAGATAAAGGTTTTTGGTGAATGCGTAGGTGATACGCAATGCTAAGTTGGTTATATGATGAATCGGGCCGCGCATAGGCCAACCCGAAGAACCCAAAATAACAGGGTCTAATCGTAATGCTGGGATCACATCCAGTCACCAAATTTTTTTAAATTACATAAATATGATCCTAATTGACACATCCAGAATGGTAATAGCTGCCGCACTAAATGAAGCAGGATATTCACCAAAAAATTCATCAGAAGAAAATTCAAATTTAATAAAACATATATTCTTCAATATGTTAAGAATATATAATAAAACATATTCGCGCAAGTATGGGCAATTAGTATTTGCCATAGATTCGCGCAATTATTGGAGAAAAGAAATTTTCCCATATTATAAAGAACATAGGAAAAAGAAAAGGGAAGATTCTGTAGTAGATTGGGAACTTGTGTTCAAAATAAAGGATGAATTGGTTTCAGATTTGATCCAATATTTCCCATATCATGTAATGGAGATAGATGGCGCAGAAGCTGATGATATAATTGCTGTTCTGTCAAGAACAACTGGATATCCACATTTAATTATCGCAACTGATCATGATGTATACCAATTGCTATCAGAAAATGTTCATCAATATGATCCAAAGAAAAAGGAATTTGTTAAATTGGTTAAACCAGTTGATGAATTTTTGCGGGAACATATTGTTGGTGGAGATTCTGGTGATGGAATTCCAAATATTAAATCTGTATCAAATTCATTTGTTGACAAGATTAGACAAAAACCAATTTCAAAACCATTTTTGAAAGATTGTGTAGAGAATGGTGTTCCAGAAGAGTTTTTGGATAGATATTATGAAAATGAGAAATTAATTGATTTAAATATGATTCCAGAAAATATTGTGTCCGATATTATTTCAAAATGGAAAAATAAACCAACAAAAGATGGATCGAAGGTGTTCAATTATCTTGCAAGAAATAAATATAGATTATTGTTACAAGATATTGGGGATTTTTAGTGTGGTGTGGACTCAGAAAAATAGAAATAATCTTGGAGATATATATAATGATATGGAAGTTGTTGGGTTTGTTCACCATGATGGAAATATATATGACTATCCACCAAAACCAGAAGCATTTTTTAGAGATATAGTATTTGAAAGATGTGTCATTTATTGTCATAAATGTGGTACAACTAAAACAATGGACAACAAAAATCTTAGAAAAAATACATCATGCGGATGTTTAGCATTACAGTCACCTAGAAATTTTAATTGGGAAGGAAAGAGTAAAAAAATATGAGTTATACAAAAAATATGCATGAATTATTGCATGATGTTTCTATTGCACCACCATTTGAAAAAGATGCTGCAATCAGTAAAATTGCATCAAACTCCTATCTAAAAAAGTTCTTGAGTATTGTGTACAATCCAACTATTGAATGGGATTTGCCCCCTGGTATGCCACCACATAAAAGGGATGAAACTGTCCCACCAGATTTGGCATACACAACCCTGTCAATGGAATTGAAAACATTATACATTTATTTTAAACCAAGTCCTCTTCAAAACAATGTTAAAAGAGAAACAAGATTTATTGAAATGTTGGAAGCACTTCATTATACAGAAACAGATTTGATTACTGCTGTAAAAGATGGCAAATTCGACAAAAGATATCCTGGCATTGAAAAATTAAAAATGATGCAAATGCTCCCAGAAATTTTTTATATGGATGGAATATTTCAACGTGGTGAATGGATTGCATTAGAAGTTACTGGTGAAGGACATGATAAAGCATATGCTGAATTTATGAAACCAGATAATTTGCAATCATTTTTATCTAACAAACGAATTTTTTCTGCTAAAAATTTCTTCAGTGGTGAAATATATAAATCCATTGATGTTGAAGCAATTGTCCCAGACCCAACCGTTGTTGAAGCAATTGTTGAAGTTGTGCTAGATGAAATTGTGGAAGTCATTGATAAAAAATCTGTGTCGGAACCGACAAAAAAATCTCCAGGTAGACCAAAAAAGGATTCTACTACTGTTACCAAAGTTGTAAAAAAACCAAGGGTAACCACTGGAAAAAAGTCTTAAATTTTTTGAGAAAATTATTTTGAGAAATCGTGATTTGTATTATATGGGTATTGCCCAATCTGTTGCAACTGCATCAAAAGACCCAAGTAGACAAGTTGGGGCAATAATTGTTAAAGATGATATTATTGTATCAACTGGGTTTAATGGGTTACCAAGAAGATTTTCAAAAGATGAAAATCCAGAATATTGGGAAAGTCCAAAGAAATATGATTATGTAGTGCATGCAGAAATGAATTGTATTATTAATGCTGGTAGAACCAATGGTAACACAGTTGGTTCTACTTTGTATTCAACATTTTATCCATGCCATAGATGTGCTGTATCAATCATTAATGCAGGAATTGTTAGAGTAGTTTCACCATTATTGTCACAAGCTGGTGACACATCTTGGTTAAAATCTATTGAAATAACAAATGAATTGTTTGCAGATTGTGGAATAAAAGTTTATTTTATCAATCCTTGACAAGTGATTTCAAATGTGTTTTTGTTACACGACACATTATCCAACCATTATACCAGTTATCTGAAAGTAGAACATCATTTTCAAATTGTAGTTTTGCTTCCAGATAACTTGCTTCAGCTTTATTTGAACAAAGATATATAATTTCTCTTTTGAAATTGTCTGCACCAAATTCTTTTACATCTTGTTTTAATGTATCATTTGATCCATAATATTTTTCCCAATCACTGAAACATTTTTTTCTTTTTCCTTTCACTTTTCTGATTGAGTGGAAACATTTTTTTCCAATATATTTTCTATTAGTAAGAATATTAGTAATAATGTAGACAAAGGAACTATAATCACAAATGCTGCTAGAATAGAAAATAGTGTCATTAAAAATCCAAGGATTTCCATAATCATTATTCATATTCTGTTTCAGAAGTTTTTATGATATATGCTTCGCCACAAAATGGACAAAATGCCACATCTTCTATCGCATCTTCTACCCATTCTGGAAATGAAATTGTGTATTCATTATAACATTCAAGACATTTGTAATTTTGCATAAAATTTATTCACCTTTTTTATTGTTTCACTATCGGAAAGATCAATTTCCCATTCCTTTTCTGACCCATGATCAGCAATCATTTTTCCAAATGGCATTTTTCTTTTGGATGCCCTAGATAACCTAACAAAAATAACATCACGATTTATTAGATCATTTAAAATATATATCAAGAAGCTAAATCCATGTGAAGTATGGGTTAATGCTCCATACAAATATACTTCTGTTGGAGATAGCCACATAATGGATGCAATTCCATCATATTCATCCCTATTTATATAATTAGATTCCCCTGTATATATTCTATATGTGCCAGTTGTTTGTGTATAAGTTACATTCATTTAAATAATTGGTCTATGTTGTGTTGTGCATACCATAGTTCAATAATGTTGTACTCATCATCAATATTCGCACTAAATGGAGTTATATATGCATTGTATTTATTCATGTCACCATTAACATCAACATTAGCAGTAACATTTTTAATAATAGAACTTGCACCAATACCACCATATACAACAGATTTTGCAACAAATGATAATGTATACATTATATGTCTATCTTCTGACCATGGTGCCATATAATTGTCGTCCATTCCAACATTGGTCAGTTCAACTGGCACATCTTGTACCACATTTGTTTCTGGTAACGGTTTAATTGTGATGTTATATAATGGGCCGAAATACGGCAAAATTTGCTCCACTATTTGTAATACATCATTATTCGTTTTACCCAATATATACAATTCAAATGTAAAATTATAGGGCACAGGAGTTGGAATAGTATTTACTCTGTTTGATTCATTTCCAACAAATCTTAATTTATGGTTTATATTTAATTTTCTATCTGGATCATAATTCATACCAACAATGGAAAAAGCCATTCTTGGTAACACATTCATAACATTTCGTTCCAAATTTGGGTCTTGTGTTGTCCTAGTGTACCATTTGTCTTTGTTGCCATAGCTCAAGGGAACTTGAATATTTGCAACCTCTTTGTTTGTATTATCCAATCTAACAATTTTTATGTCAGAAAATAACTGACCAAATGATACAATCAATGATCTAATAGAGCTATTATAAAAATATGTATCAAACATTATTCAAATCCAAAAGCATTGGTTTCCGTGGTATCCATAACTGTGGCAGATTCCTGCCCCAATTGGTTATTATTTGCATTCAAATCCAATGTATCAATATTGAATGCATCATTTATTAACGATCCGCCATTTTCAGTCAGAATTGCGCCACCATTTTCATCCAATATTTCATAATCTTTTGTATTCAATGATGCTGCAATTGGAGTATCAACAACCTTTATACCTGTTGTAATAGATTCATGTGCATATTGGAATGCTTCGCATGTAAGAGAATATACATAGTAATCATTCAAGCTATAAAAATTGTACCTATCATCTACATACTTTATTTCCAATAAGGTAGAATTCTTAAAAGGCAAATATATTAAATCTCCTTCACTTGGTCTACTAGTCATTGTTATACCAAGTTTGCCAATCTCTTGTTGCCATCTTCTTTTTGACACAAGTAACAAACATGTATCTGCAATATTCAACCCAAACTGATTGATAAAATCCCCTCTACCAGAAAATTTATCAATACTTTCAAAATACATTTCAATGGTTATTCCATGTTTGTATACCGATGCACTATCTTCGCCCAATATTTCATCAACATTGACCAATGTTCTTGGTACATATATTACATCAATACCTTTTACTTGTATGGCAGAATCTACTAAATCTCTTATTAATTCTTGTTCATAGATATTGCCATATCCTTGTCCACCTTGGAAATACATATTAGTTGCCATATGTTATCCCATTATGAAAATTGGTGGTGCGCTATATTTGTCTTGAAATTCTTTTTCGTAAACGAAAATCTTTTGTTCCGCATCCATCAATATTTTGTCAGAATTTAATTTTATCCCACCTGGGAGAGAAATCTCTCCATATAGGGATAAGTTTTGACCCCATTGGCGTTTAATATAATTTGTGCATATGTCCTGAAAAACTTTGTCGTTATAAGCATCTGGAAACATATCTGGATTAACTGTTGCATATCCTTCAAAAACCAACCAGTCACCATTTTCGACATCTGTATGCCAATTCATGTCAATATAACATCTATTCATCATTCTATTGAATCTAATTCCTTTGTTTCCAATAAGAAGTTGATCCATTAATTCTAATTGTTGTTTAACTTGGGTATAATATACCAATGTGCTATCAGCCATTGAATATAAATCATTCAACCTAAGTTGATATCTGATATCAAACATTGATAAATTGGTTGTTTTGCCAGAGAAGCTCAATATTCTATTCAAAGAAATTATTTGATCTGGAATAGTGATGTATCCATTGTTTATATCATTCTGTGCAGCACTAGCTGCAACAACTGCAGTTATGCCAGAATTCTGGCCAGTAATGGTTTCCCCAATGGTTAAATCCTGTACATATTCTTCTGCACAAATAGATGTTGTAGAAGGTATATCAAAAATGGTAAATTCTATGTTTGAAGTTGCACCAATAATTTTTTCACCAATTTGAAAAGTTTTGGCAACAGGAGTTGTTATGGTGACAAGATTTGCACCAACTTGGCGGCGAATGAATGTTCGAATAGTTGCATCATCATGATAGTCTGTGTAAAATTTTAATGCGTCATCTACACAAATTTCAAGCTGCTCAGGGCTTACCTGAATTGGGATAAGGGGTTTGCCCAACTTTTGTAAACAAAGCTCTGCAAACTGTTCTCTGGTGCTAATTCGTGCCATATTTAATACCAAGGTAGATTTTTATCTAACTATTTATTAAATATGGGCACAAGTTATGGATCAACTGTTAGAATTCCTTCAAAGGCTCTATATTTGTTCAAAGATGAGTCAATCAAATTTACTTGGTAAAAATATCTACCATATTTGAATGCTGTTGTTTGGGTGGATGTAGCAGAAATTGCAACAATACCTTGCCCAGCATTTGTTATATTACTAGTCAACGTTGTTGTTGATACTGTTGAAGCATTTACACTAGTTTGGGGCAAAATTGAATTTGAAAAGGATGCTTCAATAGTATACAATATCAAATCAATTGGATTATTATCCAAATCTTTTACATAGAATGTTTCACTAAAATTTGAACCAATTTTAGCAAAAATATTTGTGTATTTTGAAACAATCATGATATCAATTCTTCTACAAGTGGTACAGGCAATGTACCATTAATTAGATAATCTGATATAATAGGGTCCAATTCTGTTTTCATGAAATTCATAATTTTTATTTTTGCTACAGTGTTATCATTAGTCAACAGTGCAGCAGTTGCATCAGATTTGTCTTGTGGATCAAGTTTTTCAAAATATTCTGCCACTTGTAATGGTGGCATATTTTTATATCTATTTGTAACTAATTTATCTATAATGATATCTTTTAACATTCTTGTTCCAATAATATGTTTTTTGCTGGAGTTATAACAGGAGTAGCAGCAATTGATAACAATTGATCTTGTCTAATAATAGTTTCATTTCTTAAGGAATCAATTGAACTAGATGTTGATCTATTGGTTTTTGCAACCTCTACTTGCATTAATGGCATCCATGCAATAGCACAACCTTTTTCATCCATTTCTTCACCAGTTTGGGGGTTTTCTCCCCGCAATGTGGTGAACCATGCGCAACGATATATTTTACCATCCTTGGCTTCTTCACATTTGCTGCCCAATGGACATGTTAATACTGTTTCAATTTTATTCATATTTTATTGTTTTATGCATACTATAACGTTTAAATATTTTGGTGACCAATTTGCTGCGCCACTATTGGTCGATATCGACCCAGTTGGGGTGCCAGCGGATACACTAGAATTTGTACCAGATGGTGTGCCTGCAGAATTGGATGATAGTTGTGCCACACCCACACCAGTTTGCAGCGAAGAACCAGCAATGTTTTCAATATTTGATTCAAACCCAGTCATAGAGCTTTGTGGTGAAACTGACGAATATGCGTGTGTATGCCCGGAATCGGTATGTGTGTGTCCAGGAAGAGTAGCCCCAGTAAATATGTGAGTATGTGATGCCATGGCACTACCATTGAATGTATGGGTATGACTAGGCACTACATTCATAACTGTTGGGGAATCTGTACCACCAGTATTTCCGCCACCAGTATTTCCAACAACACGTAACATTCTGTCATCCATGGTGGCATCTTGTACCCATCCAACTGGCGCAGTTGTCTGCGAAAATAATAACCTTGTTCCAGCAGCAAATGCTCCAACTATTGGATCAGCTTGTACGCATGTAAACCCATCATGAATAATAGTTGATGTTGACCCTGGATAAATAGCAATATTTCCTGTTTGGGTGGTACTTTTCACATATACTAATGCGCTAAGTGTGCGGTTTTGTATTACAAATTTACCAACTTTTAAAGTTGGTAAAATTATGTACCCAGGATTTGTTGATGTATATACAACTAATGTCTTTGAATCAGCTTCATCCTGAGTTAAGGTATAAGTTCCGGTGATATTCAACGATAAACTAACGTTTAAAGTTTTTTCAGTTAACTGAAAATTACCATCAATTTCTGTGTTTGTTAATGGTGATCCCTTTGATGATCTATATGTATAATTTGCCATTATTTGTTTATTTTTTCCAAAAGGGATTTAATTTTACCAATCTCGCTAGATAGAATTGACACCTGTTCTTCTAACCCATATATTTTATTTGTTTGCGAAGAAATTCTTTTTCTGGTATTTATATAAGAATTGAACCCATCTGTGTCAATATTTACTATAGCATTATTCGAAATATTTCTAACCAAGTTTGGGTTCTCTACAACCTGTTTTAACATATTACACCTCTATTATGCGCAGGCTATTAATCTAAAATCACTAATAGTTGGCACATATGCTGTATTAATTGATTTTAGGACAATTTTAACTATTATTGCGGTAAATTCATCAACTTCTTGTGAATATTTAGCATCATACAATAATCCATCATTTGATTGGACCAAACTTTTTTCTGGTGTCAATAATGTAAAAGGTATAATATCAACATTTACAGAACTACTATCTGGAACCAATTTATAATACACATCAATCCCAGTATAATTTGGCATATTATATGCAAACATTATATTAAAATTTGTGCATGAGTTCTCAAATGTAACTGTTTTGGTTAAATATTTTGCAGCAGAGCTTGCACCAAGACCACAAATTTCATCAATATAATAATCATAAATGTCAACAATTGATGCTGCATATGTTGCAGATACCAATGTTACACCAGTTGCATCAATTTTTATATATGTTCCATCTACAGAATCAACATCAACAATTTTAAATGTGCCATTATTTGCAACATTTCCAGATATAAATCCAGATACTACCACATATTTACCAATTGTAGCAGTTTTAAATTTTGCTTTTGTTGCGGTATCAGATGTAGTCAATTTTGAATTTGCTGCATCCACAGAAAATACAGAACTTCCACCTGGAACCAAATTTCTTTTATCTAATATAGTTTTAATAAAATTTGTTGGTTTTACATCATCAATAATATTACCAATTGTCATCATAGATAATCTATGGGTGTCAATTATTGGTGACACAGAATCATTCGAACTAGATAATGTTGCAACTAACTCAAAACTTTTTGTACCATTTTCATTAAAATCGGATTTAATATATTTTGGTGTAGTAAAATCTGTCTCATCTTCTCCAGAAATTTTTGTATATGCTACATCTAAACCTGCCCCAACAGAGGTAGTTTTTATATTAAAATCAATATTTGTATCAGTGAATGTCAAATATTGAACATTTGGTTTCAATTTCTCATAACGAATGTTTCTTGATACATGCACACCAGAATCACTAAAAAATCCACTAGCTGTTGCATTTGCTGGCAAAGTTATGGTATAGCTATTTGTATCGATATTCGATACCACAAAGTTTCCAGTCATGTTTGCAGCAGTTACCCCATTATGTGTGCCAGTGGCACCCGATATGGTAACACTTTCACCAGTATTAAATCCATGTGCAGGATGCCAAATTCTCATCAATGTGTTTCCTGACAAAGTTTGAAACACATTTCCTGTCAAATTTGTTACAGTATTTGGTAAATTGTTAAATTTAACACTACCAACAACATTGGTATCAAATTTTGCTCTATGTATCACAAATGTTAAATCTTGGTCTTGATTCGCTGTCCAAGTTGATGCATTTTGCGATTTGAATAATACTCCAGCATATGGTTGTTCAGAAATATATCTATCTCCACCAACCATTTTGTCACCAAGTTGTGAAATCCATACATTATAATTGTTGCTATCTGATAACAATACAAAACAATATTCTGTATTATCTGCAACATAAATTGGAGATTCAAATTCAAAACTTGTTAAAATTTCTGGAGAATTATATATTCTACCATCTGATAATGTTACAGTATTTGTAGAAATGTTAACATCTTCTGGCAATAACAATACTCTGCTATTTGGTAAAACTTTTTTACCAGGATATCCATTAACCATTTCTCGCAATTCTAATTGCACAGGAATGGAGGCATCTTTTGATGCAAAATATACATCAATTTTGGTTAAAAATGCTCCACCATTTTGTCTAACATAAAATGATTGAGCCAATGGGTCATACCATCCGGTATCTTTTACTGAAACACTAGTATTGTTTACAACTTTTGATTCTGATACAGCTTCTTGTACAATTTGAGCATTTCTTGTGGCCAAAATTGTTTTTTGGTTCGTGTTCAAAATCCCTGTTGCAGAATAACTTCCCCTAGCTTGTGATGTGCTATCTGAACCATTTGTTGCGCTTGTGGTTAATTTAAACTCATGGTTGCCAGTTCTAAATTTTAGTTTTTCATCATTTGGGACATTGAATACTAAAACCACATCACCATTCAAATTTGTCTCAATAGGTGAGCCAATTTGGTTAACAGTGGATGATGTAATTACTCCACGAGAATTTGAGATTGATCCAACAACAATCTCACCCAATTGGAAAGTCCCTTTCAAATTGACTAGGTGCAAAGTATTGATATCATTTGGTGTTTCAAAATATGCTACAATCGCGGTTGCGCCAGAACTTTGACCAGTTATTACATCACCAGTTGTCAAAGATGTATCAACATTTCCGCCAAACATTCTGGCAGAAACTGCCGAATCATTGGCGACATTTGTTTTGTAATCAAATGTGCTACCAAATCCTGAAATATTAGTTACAGTTAATTTTGATGCTGGTGTAATATATGAATCAACAGGGATATTATCAAAAAATGCATGAAATTGTGTAGAAGGCTTTAATCCTCTTGAAACAACTAATACATTTCTGCTGCGCATATATGGTATAATCGATGTAGAAATCAATTTGTTATCAATTTCTTGTGTATCAATTTTTGCTACTAATGATGTTTTTAACCCAGTTCTTGATTGACCAGTTTGGGTAGATGTTGTGGTAGTTGTAACTTCTCTTTGACCAGTTTTTCCCGCAACAAAATGGTCTGATTTTATTTTACCTTTACCATATTTTTCGTTAAAAGCTTTGTATCCTTTTTTTCCAACACCCTTTTCCTGCAATTTTATTTTATCGGTTACCACCGATACAGTTGGGGTTCCAACCCAAGTTGTTTTCCATGCGTTCCATGATGTGCCAAATCTACCAGTGGCCAACATAGATTTAAAATTTCCTTCTTTGGAAATAACATTTGCAGGCAATTCTGTGGTTTCAAACCAATTGTCAGAAGATGGTTTCATTTCAATTACACCAATAAATGTAAACACTGCAAATGGGTTTACATTTTCTACTCTTGATGCAAATTTTTGTGAAATAAATTCTTGATTAATATATGGCAACGAAATTATATCGCCAGTCACAGTATAATTATTAGTTAATCTTTGGTTGTACTCAACCAAATCAACGTTCTCAATATTATACATTGGGCGCAAAACATGATTTGATGCATCTATTGCACATTTATAATCAATTGATTCAGTATTACCAATACCATGCCCCTCAAAAGAATCAACCAAAAATCCATTTTTGAATCTGTCTAATCCATTATTGTCTAAAATGGACAAAGATTTAGTTTCTTGTTCCAATAATGATAATGATGTATAATATTCAATATTAGAAATTCGTTTTTCCAATTTTCCAATATCACGCATTGTATATCGTTTGTTATCAATTGGTGTTACTTCAATAGATTCTTCATTGGCAAATAATGTGTATGGCTCTACATACATCTGTGCCATATGCATACTATTTTTAGAATTTTGCGGAATTTGTGGATCAACACTTGGGATACCATCTACAGCAAAAAAATTACCATACATATCCAATTCCAAATTGACCCATTTTGCATTATAGAATGAATAATCTGCTTCAGCAGTATAACCACGTTTTGGTATACCAATATCTGTAATAATATATCCAGTTCTATTGTCTTCAATTCTTGGTCTAAAATCAATAGAATCTCTTAACAATGGCAATATTTCATTGTATGGAATAACATTCTTGTAAGAATCTACAGTGAAATAATCTCCTGCAGAATGGTCAAAATATTCATACTCAATTCTAATTGATCCAGTTGGTTTTGGAGCATTTGCTGCCAAATATACAGAGCCTGCATCATAATGGGTATCTCTTTGCCCATCATCTAACATGAATTGATTAGATATATCTAGGGATGCAACATTCGACACATTAATGGTTCCAAATGCTGGTGCCTGTTTGATACTTAATACTTTATATACATCTGGAACCAAATATATCCGTTGGGCACTAACTGCATCCAATGTGGTTACATCTAATGTTGCCAATACCAATGTTTTGGTTTTTTCCTGTAACCCTTTTTGCCGGACACCGGCCAAAATTGTATAATATGTGTTTGCAGTTAAACCAGAAATGGTTGCACTTGTATAAGGACTTGGAATAGATACTGTATACCCAGATGCAATTGTACCATTATCGTTGATAACAGTATAATTCTGTGCCGTATACGGCAAAAATGTATCTGTTGAGCTGCTGTCAACATCTATGGTTATTGTTCCACCAACTGTTGACTGTCTTCTTGGAAAATATTTTGTTTTATTGATAACAGTATCTGCATAAGATAGATCATCTTCTGACCTAACCATCCGCAAATATTCATTAGGAAATGGAAAAATTAACTTCGCATTATCTGGTTCATATAATGTATTATATACCAAATAAATTGGCACAGGATTTGTAACAGTTGGCCCACCAGTTATTGTTAAGGTATTATTGTTTGAAACTGCTTCAGATACTCTGGCAATTTGCCCAGAAATTGAAACATAATCATCTGCAACAAGTTCTGTTAAAAATTTTGTACCGGTTCCGGTAACAGATGTTGCATTGGATGAAACAGAGCCACTCAATTCATACAAATCTGGTAAAATATCTGCAGTAAAATGCGCCATTGGTGCAGTATTTGCTTTGTAAATACTTTTAACATGTCTGTCAAAATTTTTACCAGCATTCATGTTTATATCAAACAAAAATACTTTGTAACTATTGGTTACATCGTCTTTTTCAATCCATCTAACACGAGCTTCACCAATCTTGGAACCATTTGCTGTTCCAGGTGTAGAAACCCTTAAACTATATAGAGATACTATTGGAAAATCTGTGCCAAGGGTATCAGGAATACAAAATAAATTTTCAACTTTGATATAATTTCCGACAGTTGTGCCAATTACTGCAGAGTTTGATCTATTAAATGTTCTTGATTTGTCAATATCGACATAAGTGGTATTGAATTTTTCTAATTCAAATCCTTTTACATAGGCTTTACCTGGAGAAATTGCTGCAACAAATTTTGCCTCATTTCCTGTAGAAACATTTAATCCATTATTATACGCAGGTTTGGGGGCATATTGCCAAGTTACTGTTCCATCAGTAATTAGGGCAAAAGTTGTCCCAAAACTTGGGGCAGATGTTGCAGATGTTCCATTACTTTTGGCAACATAAGTATTCCCCCCAACTGTAATAATATCACCAATCAGGTAAGCAGTTGATGAAGTTCTTTCGCCACGATCATTGTTTCTATGTTCTTTTAGTTCAATGTTAAATCCATTTACAAGATAGTCACCAGATTCATCATAAGTTCTTCTTGCAAATGTTTTTTCCAATTCTGAATAGTCAGTTTTGGTAACTTTTAATTGTACAACATTATCTATTAATCGTAATAATTCAATAAAATCTGCATCACTGGTTGAGTCAATTGGCAGTTTTATTAATGTTGTGGCAATTTTGTATCTATGGGCACCAGGAGCAGATTGGTTTGGTGAACCAATTGCATTATCATATAATGATTGATCAACCTCTGGAGTCACGATTTCTTCTGAAATTTGAAGACCAATTTTGTATGATGGTGTAGAGGCGTATTTGTCCAATATGATAATTTGTTTATCAACTAGAACAAAATTACCTTTTATATAATATATACCATTTTGAATTGTTGCAATACTTCCAGTTCCTGTGGCAGATGCTGCCGCAACTGTAACAGTAATTGGAAATTCTGCATCTGAAATCAAATCTTCTCCATTAATGAATACAGAAGTTGTGCCAGAATTTAGATATTTTACATATAATGTATTTGGGTCAGAACCTTCTTCCAAAGAAGAAAGTATGACCAATGCTTTTACGCCAGAAGTTTTACCAGTTACAACAGTATTATCTAATTGTGAAATAATTGTTGTAGTTAAGTCGCCTAAAGATGTTGTTGTGTTTAGTTTAACATATTCTACCAAATCGTTTCCAATATTTCCTGGAATAACCATGGTTCCGTCTCGGAAAATATGGTTTCCAAATCTGGAAATTTGATTTTGAAGAATTGTTTGTGCTTGGGTCAATTCTCTGGCCTGAACACCGTATCCAGGTCTGAACAAAATTTTTAAAAATTTTGCATTTTCATCAAAATCGTCAAAATATGGTGCAACTGAAAAATCTGCCACGGTGTTATCCTAAATTGTTATTATATGTCAACTATTTATATGACTAGAAACCAATTACTGTCCTAGATTTGATAGATTGTCCAGATGATTGTGAAAAAGGTAATTGGTTATTTAAATATATCAAATCACCAGAATATTTGTCCACATCTGGTTCAATTATTGATGAAACAACAAAATCATCAGATGGGTTTGATGCATCTTCCATTGTGTCCCCAATGGCTGGAATATATCCAGATAATGGGATAATTATTGCTAAATTAGTTTTACATGCAACAACATGGAACAAATATGTTGTTGAACTTTTTATAATTCTTAGAACGGTATCTGGAGCAAAAATAATTCCACCAAAATCTCCGCCAACTGTATAACAGGTTGTTCCATGTCTTTCGTTGTATAACAAAGTGCTATTAAATATTGTTGGATTTTTCAGTAAGCCATATTGTCTGTAATCATTGGTTATTTCTGTTCCATTTATGGTATCGCCATCATTTAAATTGGTGAAAAATATTAAATTTGACGCATACAATTCTTTTACAGCATTTCTACCATGCCCACCCTTTGGTGACATAATTGCTCTAGCTGTTGCACCAACACCATTGCCAACTATATTAATGGTTGCAAAAGTATAACCATATCCAGGATTTGTTATATCAATTTTAACAATTTCTCCAGTAGAATTTAAGGTTGCAACAGCTTCGGCATTTTTTCCATCTCCAACAATACCAATTGTTGCAGTAGTATAGCCACTTCCACTAGTTAACATTTTTATCGAATAAATTGCGCCATCTATTGCCTGAATTTCTACCAAATATTGTAATGTGTCAATATTGCCTTTAGATGTAGTTGCAACCAATTTTGCTCCGGTGCCGGAGCCAGAATCTGAAACAGATATGTTTGTATATGTATACCCAGTACCAGGATTGTTTATAATAATTGAATCTAATTGTCCTGACTGAGACACAACTGCATCCAAACTTGCACCAGAACCATCACCAGATACACTTATGCTAACACTATTTCCACTAGAGTACCCAACACCTGGGTCAACAACTCCAACATATTGTATACTATTGGTTAAAATGCCTGGGGCAACTTTTGCCACAGAATTTGGTGGAAATTTTCCTATTCCATTACCAATAACTTTTATAGCAGTTGGATATGTTACGGTATGAGAAATTCGTGTTGTATTTGCTGCAGTTTTGGCATATGTGAATGTGTATTCCCCAGAAATAGCAGTAACTGTTGCAGTAACATTTTGACCTATTGCGGTATTATTAGAAAAAATAGTAACTTGGTTGCCAATAACTCGTTTGTGTGGAGTTGGGCAAGTAATTGTTACAACATTGCTAGATAGAGATGCAGAAGATATTCCAACTTTATTGAATATTACTGATCCGGTAGAATATGAACAATTATCCCCAGATAGAGCAAATCTGAATACTGTTGTGCTAACTATTTGTTCGATTATGAACGATCCATTTAAATCAGTGCTTGCTCCGCCAGGAGTTATACCAGAAATTGTTGCTATTATACCAAGTTCAAATCCATGTGCAACAGATGTGGTTACTGTTACTATATTATTATCTCTAACAATAGATGTAATAGTCTTTGCTGTATTAGTTGGTGTTACAAATTGGATATATCCAAAATCATCTGTCACATTTCCTGTTACAATTGGTGCCTTAAATACATTATTTGAAGTTACATCTGATACAACATACGTGCCACTATATGCCCCACTTGGAATTGTGATAGATGTACCAACAACCAATTTGTGAGCATCATATGTTTCAATTGTTGCAACATTTGCAACAATTGAAACAGATTTAACTATTTTTGTGGTAGAAACATTGACACCAGTTCCACCATTTGCAACATCTACTGATATAATCGATCCATTCGCGACATATGGATTCAATGATACACCAAACCCATCACCAATTAGCGCCAATTTTGTGGCAGTTCCCTTTGTGTAACCACTTCCAGGAGCAACAATTGTAACATTATCTATACCACCATTTGAATAATATGAATTAGTCAATTCTGTGGTAACAGGCATATATGCAGATGTTAGCCATTTATTTTGTAAAGTATTTGGAATACTGTACATAAATTTCCATATATATCCATCTATTGTTATATATGGATCAGCAGATGTATGAATTGGCATTGTAGTAGATGGAGAATCTCCATTATTGCCAATACATTTATATACTTTGTACTCATCAGTTAAAACATAAAAATTTGCTGTATCTAATGAATTTGCGCCAGAATATGCCAAATGTGTGTCGGATATAACCGACGAAAATGTTGCACCAGAACCAGTTGTATCAACAATTGTAACCAATGGCGCATGGGTAAACCCATAACCAACAGAAATAATATTTACACTAACAATTTCCCCATTTACTATAACTGGCACTGCAACGGCATCGTTACCATTTATTGGAGATTCTATAACAATTTTTGCGGCATCTGAATAATTTGATCCACCATTTGTTACAGATATTGTTGTTATCTCTCCACCATGGTACGAATCGTCGTACATATCATATACAGTACCATTTACCCAATTAATCCTTTTTGCGCAATGCGCAATATCGCTTGAATTAACTTTTTTAAATAACACCATATTTTTACGAGTTTCATTCTCATAATTCAAATTTCCTGCAATGTTTTCAATACCATTATTACTAAATGGTAGATTTCTACCAAAGAAATAGTAATAAGTATCTCTTCCAGAAATTATTTCATTATATACAGTTTTTGCAATAATGGTATGTGATAAAGATGTTGCAGAAGATGTTGACATATTATGATGTAACTGCTATAGTAATTGTCCAAGTAATGGCCATTGCATCTGTAGAAGATTTTGATACTGGGTTAAATGCTGCTCTTGCTAACATTTTTCCTGTGCCAGATACTGGCAAAGTATTTGTGTTAAATAATCCAGCTTCTTGCAAAGTACCTGTGCCGACACCAGCAGCAAATGTTGCCTGATATTGAATAGTATAACTAATACCAGATGTGCCAATAATTGGTGGCGGCGATATTGATGCAGTATTGCCACCAGTGATACCAGTTGTGCTTCCAACTGCTGCACCATTTGTTTGTGCCCATACATCGCCAGCAACTGGCGCAGTAGAGGCATTGCCAACAGCCATAAATGACATAGCTGGAATTGTTGCATCTTTCATACGATTTGCAATGAAATCTGATCCAGATGTTACCACTTTATTTGTAATATGTCTGGTATCTTTTATATTACCATATTCATCAAATACGGTAATATCTACTACACCAGATACTTTAAACGTTGTTTCAAAATTGTTCATTGGTTCCCCTAATTATTTGTGTATTATTTATTGTATGGTTGATACAAATGCATCAATATCTTGTAAATAGTCTTCGGCAAAATAATCTATGTTGCCAGTTGTGCCATATGATTCAGACATGGAAACATTTGTTGCAATAATCGAATCAAATAATATAACAGATTTAAAATTTTGTTGACGGTTTATTGAATCAGTTATTGAAGAAGTAGAATCATTAAATATTTTATCAACTTGTTTTGCCAATTGATCAGTTACTGATACAGAATGGGCAAAGGTTAATAACCTACTTATGAACACATCATCTTCAATTGATGTACTATCTTCAAGCAATTTTAGAAGACTATAGAACATACTGTCAGATAATGAATCAATTTGATCTATTAAAACTTTATAAAAATATTTCTTAAATGCTTGTGGATCATTATCTGATATAAAAATTTGATCAATAGGAAATTGGTCAACTTGTAGACTGAGTATATTTGCAATAGAAGTAATAATCTGTATATCAAATTTGGCGATTGCGCCAAACATATTATATCCCGATGGATGTAAAAGTTGTTTAACTATATTTTTATATTTGTTAAACAATTCATCCACTTCTATTTCATATGAATATGTCTGATAATAAAATCCATCTTGTATAAAACTTTCATCGGAAACCAAACTATTTGAATCATCATAGTAACCAGGATATTTTCTAATGTTTCCAATAGAATACTCAATCACTGCAACATCTGCATCAAATATTATAACTGGATTGGATGTATAAAAGTTACCATCGTGAACCAAAGTTATGGCAGTTACTGCCCCACCAGATACTGTACAAGTTATTTTTGCGCCTTTCCCTCCACCACCAATTATTTTTACAGTTGGGGCAACAGTATAACCACTTCCGCCATCAATCAATGAAATGGATGAAATTTTACCATTTGCCACAATTGCTGAAGCTATTGCATATCTTTTAGATGTTGGATATAAAATTTGTTTAAATGGAGTGTAATAATTGTATCCAAATCTAATAACTTCTATGTTTACGATAGAAGTGTTTTTACATTGGTTTACAAGTATTTTACCATTATTGGTGGAAATATCAGAATATACGCCTTCATAAAAACCACTTCCACCATATAGAACAGATGTGGAATAAATTGTTGGTAATAATATACCAGAAAATACGTTTTCAAATTCAACAGTAATATTTGATATACTGTTTTGTTGGGATTGTACTAATCCAGACCCATTTAACGGGGAACCGTTTAAAATTGATCCATCAACTATCATATATTATGATCCAGCAATGGCAACCCAATTGGTGCCATCTGATTGCAATATAACAAATTTTCCAGCAGATGCTGGCAAGATATTGGTTGAAGGAGTTACATCCAATATGCCTAATATATTTGTCGAAGCACTTACAATAGATGTTTCCTGACTTGGACCATAATCTGTGTACAAGTTTTTGTTTCTTAAAAACAATAATCTACCACGATTTGATGCAGGAGTCGGCATCGTAACTGTACAATTTGCATTGGTAAATATTAAAGAAATATCTGTTGCCAGAATTGTATAAGTTGTAGTAGAAATGGTTGTTGGTGGAGTAGCAAACAATGCTGTGGCAGATATTGTGCTCATAGATTGTGCAGTAATTCTGCACTCAACTGGAGCACCTGCTGCCCAAGGTCTGGCCAAAGTTCCTTCTTGTGCCCTTGTACATGTCAGATAATCCCCTGACCTAGCTTGCACCTTTATAATTTCATGATTGTATTCTACTCCATCGACAATGGAATAAATTGTTATCATAAAAAAATCAGACACATTAGAAATTGTTGGAAACAATGCTCCTTGCCCAGCCTGCAACACAATTGTTGTTGATGTATTGGTTATACTGGATAACAAATATCCAACAGCATTATTTGTATATAATTGGGCCATTCCTATTCCACCTTAACTGATTGATTTTATTCTGTCTATAGTTGTTAGATTATTTATAACAAAGAATTCCAAATAATGATAACCATCATCAAAAGAATCAGACAAATCTTTTAACTGTCTAATATTGGTAACCAATGCATAAACCGGCAATCCATCTGTTCCAGTTATTTTAACCTTTTTATTCAAACATGTTAAGATTGATTCATATGGAACAGTTTTTTGAATTTTTACGCAAATAGAATAATCTTGTTTCCATTTGCTATCAGATGGACGTAAAACACTATCCCCAGGAGTATAAAAAGATATTTCCTTATTGTATAATGCTCTGAATAATAATCTGTATGATGCTTCTGATCCCTTTGAATTGTATAACTCCTTTATATGTTTCAACAGCAATCTTTCATCACACATTATATCCTTTGGAATATTATTCATATATTGCAATTTGAAATATTCCAAAAATGAATCCAATGTGCCATCAATGCTGGCATATTTAGATAAATTGTTTATAATGTCGGAAGGATTTCCAGTTTGTTCCAAATATTCATAATATGCCTTTATAAAATCCGTGAATAAAGGATAATTGGAAACAATATGTTCAGGTATTGTATTTAATATATTATGATATTGTGTTGACATTATCTACTTTCTGTAAAAATATATTTTGAACCAGACACATTATAACCAGATGAAATTGTATCAACAATAGCCGAAGTTTTGATATCAGAATCATTTATTTTTATAATCATGTTGCCAACTGGAATAACATCATTTGACATTGGTACTGCAATAATTTCCAATCCTACATCAGAATCATTTGCCAAATCTATGGATGAAATTGATATAGTATTTAACTTTACAGTTCCATTGATATAATCAATTGTTCCAATATTGTTTTTTACAAATATTTTTTCCGTTCCATTGTAATAAAATAATCTGATATATTTGTCGCCATCATCTTCAAAATAATATGTCTTATTGTCTCCAGAAATTCTAAACCCTCTTGATGATCTAAAACTGTTTTCGGCAGTTTTAAATTCGTTTTGATAAATAGGATTTAAAAAATTTATTGTATAACTTGTTGGTTTGTTATAATTTGGGATTAAATATTGGTGCATAGACATTGTCGTGATATTGCTAACAATGCTGGGATCGGTATTATCGATCAACGATGATAACGCAGAATATCTAAATACACCATCAAATTTTTCTAAATTGTTTGTGTTATAATTTTTAATAGTTGTTAATACATTACTAGCCAATTGGGTATCAGTCAAATTGGTTTTATTGTAGTTATAATATACTGAGCAATTTATTTTCAAATAAATGTATTGAGCATCTACAATTTTTGGTCTTATTCCAATAATTTTTTTACTATGTATAATATAGTTTATAATATATTGTTTATCAGTTTCTGATAAGTAATCAGAATTTGTTGGCTCAATGCATATATACACTGCACCAAAATCTGGAGGATTATTATCCTCGCCACCCCAAACAGAAATTGATTTAATTATGTCTAGTTCTTGCTTTAATAATATCTTATAATCATCTGGGGTAACCATTCTGTTTTGTGCTGTGAACGATTTCACTGCATTATATTTGACATTTTCAGATGATTCTGCCGATTGACCACCAGTTGATTGAGTAATGGTTGAGATTGTTATATTGCTTGATCCACCAATGGTAGTAGAACCAAAACGCCCAAATACTTTTGCATTGTTTGCAGCATTACCACTAGATTTTATATATTCAACTATTACAATATTTCCTGGCGATGGTCTTTTTCCAATAACATTGTCACCAAAATATATTTGGTATGAATATTCTTTGTATCCCTGTACAAAAAATACTTGGGACGATGCTGTGACACCAGTTATATCCATACATCTTAAATATGGCTCAACATTTAAATTTGATGAACTTTCTTGTACCAACACAGATAATGATCCAACATCTATATCATCTGTTGGCAATGTGTATATTCCAGAAGAATTTGCAGCAAATGTTGCAACAGATAAAACCCCTTCAAACAATTGTACATTTGAAAATGTATATACGTTTGAAATATTTGGAGCAATATAAGAAGAATTTGTTATAAAAGAATATGATTTACCATTTATAGATGTAGTAAATTTTGTATTCTTTGGCAATGTAACAGATTGTGGATTTCCTGGTACGTTTCTAACAGTAATGTTAACTGTTGCCATTGCACTGGTAACAGATTTTGGAACATAGTTTAATTCAGTTGCTTTGGATACAATTGCTGATCTAGTAACAGCAGAATCTAAAAACATTTCATTGCCAATTAAATTGGCCAATACTGCATTATAATGTGTATTATATGCTAAAATGTTTACCAATGTGGATAAAGCACTACCTTCAAAATTGTAATCTTTTAATGTATCTTGCCCAGAAAGATATGAAACCAGATTGGTTTTTATTTCTGCAAAATCTAAATCTGTTACCCGTATTTTATTATTTGCCATTTTATCTAATTCTGTTTAATGTTAGGGTCATTGTTATTGGTGTATTAACATTATTAATTGTGAAAAAAATGGTAACGTCTATTGCATTACTTGTCGATCTATCATTTATTTCTACAGAGGTTAATGTAACCCTTGGTTCATAATTGTTTATAGCGTCTGATATAACACGTTGTAACGAAGCTTTGCTCAATGGTGTCCACAAACTAAACAATAATTGATTAATCTGTGATCCAAAATCTGGTTGAAATGGTCTGCAATAATTGTTTGAAAATATTATGTTTCTAATACTTTGTTTAATTGCTTCAGCATTATTCTTTTTAGCAATATCTTGTGTCCCTGGCAACATAGTGAAATTGAAATCAAAATCACTGAACAAATTATTGGTTAAATTTACTTGACCCGATACCGTTGCCATTTATGATAATCCTAATGATAATGATTTACATTTGGCAATATTTGCCTGTGCTGTTAGAAAACTTATTCCGCCTGCAGATACATCATTCAAATTTGATCTAGTTTGTTGACTCTTTGCCAATTTGGCATTCATATCATCCAGATATGCTTGAGCATCTGCAATATCTTCTGGAACACCACCAGCAATAGCATCATTCAAAGCTGTGGTAGCACTGGCTACCGAATCTTCTAATGCCACGATTGTTGCATCTACTGCAGCAATTGTTTCATCCAATGTACTAAATGCTGTATCAACTAATGTATCCAATTCTGCGGCCATGTTGCCCATCAAACTTGCCGCCATTGTCATCATATAATTTTTAAAATCTACTGGATTTAATTCCATTATCAGATTTTGTAATAATTGAAAACCAGATGGAACTAAATTGTATATTCCTGTCACAGATGCAACACTACCTGCAGTCAAAGGATTTGCAGCTAATCCCTGTATAGCCATTGATATACCATAAAAATGGCTGGTAATATTATTTTCAGCTTGGGATAATCTTGCCTGCAAACCCTGTATTTGCTTATTTAATTCTAAATCACAATTACAATCAGCCATTATTATACCATTTTAAATAACAATTATTTATCACACCAATTTTTTTAATCCATTTGCATACTTTTTCTGGTTACTATATGTCCCCAAATATTTTCTGTTTCCAGATGTTTTCCAAGAAATATGAACCCAGCATGTACGCAAATTATTATTATATTCCAATATAATAGAATCATAATCAATTTTTCCAGCCAAATCTTTTGCAATATTGAAATAATCTTTTACAGAATATTGTGGTCCAAATTGTAAATCTACTGCTTGGCCCAGTTCATGGGCAGATACTGATTTCTTGTTTTTATCCATTTCTTGGCCTGCACCGGCACGGCGCAGACAACTTGTAATAACAACATCTGGATACAAATCCTTTACTGGTTCCAGTACATTTATGGCCAAATGTTTCAAATTACACACCAATTCCCCAACGCTTACTCCATGTTGTTTAACCAATTTCTTTGGTGCCATTTGACTGGCACATAATTGAGCCAATGAATAATTATCGCTCAACTGTGTGCCCATTGGAATTTCTTCTTCGTTCAAAAATATTGAACAATCTACTCTTTTACCTGTCAACGAATTTCTCCCTTCAAAAGTTTGTGAAGCAACACCTTCGGCAATGCCGACCATTTCTGCCATATCAATATCACCAATACTTAGGTAAATATCTTTAAGATTGTTTTTATAATCATCACTCATTTCACCATCATCTGGTGATTCATATATTGCACCCATACTGTCAATATAACTTGGTGGATATACAATTTTTGAAATATTTGCATCAATTATTTCTTGTCTAATTAAACCATGTTCAATTGGATCAGATAAACTTGATCCACCAGAATTTGAAACAGCAGAATTTGCAATAGTATCTTTTACAGGTGTAGAAGGTATACTCATTCCAGCCTGGAAATATGTTCCTGTTCCATCTCCAACAATATCTGCAGAAGTTTTGAATGATATATTTGTAGAGGATTGCATGGAAAATCCTGCACCAATGGTCATGGAAGTATCTTCCCCAGACTCGGTGCCAAATTGTTTCCCTGCCTTGGCACCAAAATTGTCACCAGTTTCCATTAATGTATCATTTACTGCAATAGTTTTTAAAGATTTTGCAGAAGTCATGTTAATATCTCCATCAAATGTGGAAACATTAAAACTTTTACATTTTATATTGATATCTTCTTGAACAAATGTATTCATGGTTCCATGAACAGTTGTGTTCAGATTGTTTTTAAATACTGCATCACAATCTCCATATACTTCTAGTTCACATTTTTCTTGTACCAAGATATTTGCATTACCTTCAACAGTAATGTTGCAATCACCTTTTATATGAACATATCCATTTCTATCGATAATTTCATAATTGTCTCCAACTATTCTATTAACTTTGGTTCCATTATTATCAATTTCTGTAAAAGTTCCTGCAGGATGGTATAAATGGTATCTAATCGCACCAGGAGTATCATCAAATTCTTGTATATGTCCATTTTCAGTTGACATAACTTTGTTATATGGATATACTGTTGCATAAGGAACATGGGGTTGGCTCCATGTTGTGCCAGAATTGGCCAATCTTATGTTCAAATCTCTGGCAGATTCTTTTTTGCCTACAACGGTACTACTGATGCCTTGTGCGCGAACTAATCGATTGGTATCAGGTTCCCGTAGGTACTTTTTTCTGGGCCACACTCCATTTGGATCAGAAAATCCCGTTGCAGTTGTCTGCTTAATTTCATCAATTGGTAAAGATGAATCATCTGTTGGCATAATTGTGGGCACTTCTCCATCCAATGATGCAAATCCAACTTTGTAATATTTTGTAGCAGATGTACCATATGCATCCGGCTTGACGGGTTCACCCCGTCCAAATTTGATGGCATCACCACCACCTTTCAAATGTGCAACTGCCAACAAACCTGCACAATGTTTTGAATCACTATCATTTCGCAAAACTCCCGCCCTGCGCAACATGGCGAAATTGTTTTTGGTCATCTTTTTCATACAAGCTTCTTGTACAGCATGATTTTTAAGAAAATCTGTATAAGAACTTATACCATCTTTGCCCAACCAATATGAAGAATTCTTCACATCTTTTTGTGTAGAACCTTTCTTCATGTAACCATAGTCAACCAATTTTCCTGCGCCAAATTGGTATTTGCCCAAAAAGTTTAATGTATTGATGGCAGAATATCCACCAGAACCTTTTGATTCCTTTTCTGCAATTTTTTCTCGATACTTTATGTAATCATCATTGGATAATGGTCCAATTTCGCCCGTAGCCAATGGCTCAGGGGCTGGGGCAACAAACCCCCCACCTTGGTCAGCATTTTTCAATTCTGTGCCATCTTGGGTCACTGGTGGCGTTATATCACCAGTGGAATAAATTGGTTGTTCTGGTACATCACCTGTAACAAAATCTTGGGCAGAGCCTTGCGGAATTCCGGCAATTGTGCCCAGGATTAGTGGAATTTGTGCACTTGGCCCATCGGCAAATGTTACAACAACTGTTGAACCTTGTAACAATCCTGTTGGAGATTCACCAATTCCAGATAATGCTGCAGATGTTATGCCTTGTATTGGAGTAGCCCATGGCAAATCTGCTGTGGGCAAAATTGTTTTGTCGTCGGTATGAATACCAATTACACGAACTTTACATCTCCCCAATCTTAATGGATCAGTAGATGAATCCTCAATTACTCCATAATATAATCTCATTTGTTCCATTATTTTGCCTCTAAATTTCTTAAAATATCTTCTTTTACACAACTTATAACCATTTGGTGTTCATTTCTGGACATTCTATGGTTTATACCTGTAACCAAATAGTTTCCAGTATATAGATTCTCTTTGGCATCCAGTTGGTCATGATGTGTTTGTACTGTGTTATAATCTACATAAATCACTTTTCCAACTGTCATATCTGACCTACCTGGAACAGTAATTTGAATCTTATGTAATTCCAATTCTTGTAACATCATTTTTCTTTGTATGACCCAAGATAATGGATTATCTGTTTCATAATCATCAAACATATATGTATTAGTTGGATAAAAATTTACAAAAACATTGGGGTCACGCATTGTCCCTTGGGACGAAATAGGATTACCCATCTTTTTGTCCAAATGCGGTCTGTTATCAAATGTATTAAAATAATCTATTTCCTTTACATTTACACGTTTGCTCAATATATCATAGTTTAAAAGTTTTGATGCATAGAAACCAGATATTTGTCTAGTTGTTATATCAAAATCTAATGGAATTGTAAACTGTGTAATAATACTGAATGCATTAATATCATTTCCCATTTCCCTAATATTTCTAATATTTGCGCTATTGTATTGATAATATGCAAAAGGGTCTTGATCAATTAATGATGAAACACTTCTGAAATTAAATTTCTTTGTATCTTCATAAAATAGATAATTTGCTGTTTTATATTCTTTTGATACACTTCTTGCAGCAAGATAATTCAAAGTTTTAATTGGACTCCACATTGGAATAACAAATCTGAATGCATTATCTGTTTCTTCCAGAAACATATCTTTGTCAGAATTTAATCCATCCTTTGTAGAAAATAATATATTTGCAATATATGATAATTGACCATTGTATGATCTGGATAATTTTGTATTAATATCAACATATGATTCAACACTCATAAAATATATTGTATATATTTGAGCACCATTTGAATTATATTGTCTATCAGACATTTTGTATACAACAAATGTATGAGAAACCTCATCTATATCTGGGAAAGTTGGTGTCCTATATTTTAATATAAGCATTTCTTCACCAACCATTGGCAAATTGTGTACAATATCTAAACTATCATTTATTGTAACATATCCACCCAAAGTACTGGAATCCAATGATTCAAACAAATTTATTTCCATGAATACCATAGATATATCAATAGTATTGCCACTAGTCATGGAAACAATTTCAATCTTTTCTAAATCTAATTCTCCAGCAAAATTTAATGTAGTTTTCATGGTTGTTTCATCAAATCTTCAAATGTTCTAACAACTCCTGCAATAAATTGTGGTCTTATTACATTAATGGTTCTCTTTGTTTCATTTATTTTGAATTCGTAATCATAGTTGGTAACATTTGTGTAATCTGTCAAATTTACTGCAGTCCAATTTTGTGCAATTGGATCATACAAACAATTTGTGCCGATACCGGCAATAGACATTGGGGTCAAAATGTTTCCATCATTGTCTTCATAATGGTGTGAATTATATTGACCAATTGCACCATATTTCTTTTCTACATATTGATCAAATGCTAGTTGCGTCATCGCAAAATCTTGATAAGGGTTGATTACATCATTTGCTAAAAATATTGTCCAATGGTACAAAGGTGTTCCATATAATTTGTGAGATATAATTTCAGCAGTTTCTCCATCTTTCATTATATATTTTTGATAGGCAGATGTTGCCTGTACCATTTCAGCAGTAATGGCAACTCGTCTAAAAATATTTGTGACATATTTTATATCTTCTGTATTATTTGTAGAAAAATCATAAAACATTTTTGGAAAAGATTTAAAATACATTAATATCCACCTTCTTTTATCAATTTTCTGTTTAATGGTTGCAATTCGATGAAGTCTAGGGACATTTTTATTTCAGTTGGGCAACCATTAACCAATGTAGCCCAATTTCCACCTGGACCATATTCTACAGACATTCCTCGCAAAGCACATGATGAAATTTTGTTTATATATGGGTTCTCTCCCTTATCAAAAATGTGATATTCAATATCAAATTCTGATGGATACATATAGAAAAAATAACTGTCATCAATTTCTGGATGCATGTGAAATTTAAACATATAAATTATTTGTGCAACCTTATCGCATTCTTCTGCAGTTCTTGGGGCAAAATGGAAGAAATATTTGAATTGTCTGAACCCAACTTCTTGGAACAATTGTTCCTTTCTAGGGTTAAAAGTGGAGCGAGTTGCAGCATTGATTGCTGAAGCAAAATCTCCTGAAATACTTGTATTTAGACCAAGTGATCCGGCAACATTTTGCACTCCATGCGAAATCATATTGCCGCCAATTCTGGACAAAACTCTTCCAGATGTATCCAGAGCAGCTTCAACCAAATCTTTATTCTTTGCTGCAGCATCTGCAAGGGAACCAATTAGGCCAAGTTCTTGGCCAGAATATACCATTCCATATTCTGTTCCAATATTTGTTGGCATATATAACATAATAGATGTTTTCAACCGTTTAAGAGGTTTCATTGTTTTCATAACTGCTTCTTTGGCAAAGCCTGCAGCTTTATCAATTTGTTTGTACATCTCATCTTTTACATTATTTGTGCTACCTGTTTCATCTTTTGAGGAAAACCAATTTGTAACAGTTTCCACACCAGATTTCGCCAATCCTTGTATTCCTTCAACAGTTCTACCAACAGCATCTGGAGAATTATCCATAAATCTTTGACTAGATTTTCTAATTGGAATATCCATTGTTTCAGATGGTGGAATCAATTTGGAATCCTGATTCACATTAATATGAAAAATCATATAATTCATCTGGTTTACATTATTTTGTAGATCAGATGGATATATTAAATCTGATGAAACATAATAATCACTATTTGTATGTTCGAATAAATTATCCGATATAGCAAAAGTATCATCCGCAGAAGGAAAGAAATCCTTGGGGGTGAAATCATATTTGGGAGTGAATGTCTCTGCCATTTGGTATAAATAATTGATTAATTAGGAATTATACTATTTATGGCGTATAAGGGTAAATATAAGTTAACAAAACCAGAAAAATATATTGGAGATGGCTCCAAAATTTGGTTTAGATCATTATGGGAATTATCCGCTTTTAAATATTTGGAAAATAATCCTGATGTTAAAAATTGGTCATCTGAAGTAGAAATTAAATATATCAATGATTTGGATGGGAAACCCCATCGATATTATGTTGACCTATATATTTTATATACAAATGGTTCAGTAAAATTGGTGGAAATAAAACCAAAAAAACAAACTATTCCACCACCTGAGCCAAAAAGGAAAACTGTAAAATATATAACAGAATGTCAAACATATATTACAAATACATCAAAATGGAAAGCTGCTCAAAAAATATGCGACCAACGTGGTTACAGTTTTGAAATATGGACAGAAGTAACTTTAAAAAATATGGGCATAAAGATTATAACATGATTGGTGAACAATAATGGCACAACCTAGAAACAGTGATGGCACATTTGCTGGAAAAAATGCCAAACTAAAAAATATATTTGACGAAATTCAACAAATATTGGATGGAGTCAGACCATATCCATTACGGTTCAAAATTAGGAATGAGGTTTCGGTATATGCATATGAATTTTTTCTATCAAATGTAAAAAAATTATCCAAATTAACTACACAAAAAGCCTTGGAATCCAATATGGATTTAAGGGTTTCATCATTTGAATTAGGTGGTTTGTACCAATATGCATATTTACCATATGAAGAATCTCAACGAGAAATGGAAGCATATGATATGTATCCATTGATGTTGCCCATAGGGGAAGGAACTTCCAAATCTGGGCACAAATATATTCAAGGTTTGAACCTACATTATATCAATATGCGAGAAAGATTTTTTCTTTTTGCGCATTTGCTTGAAATTGGAAGAGTATCTGGTTCAGATAAAAATAAAAAATTAATGTTAACATACAAATTGTTACAAGCTGTTTCCAAGAATCCTATGTACAAACCATGTATACATAATTATGTAATGGAAAATGTTAAATCACAAATAATTTCAATACCAGTGGATCAATGGAAAATTGCATGTGTTATGCCGAATGCCAAATTTAAGAAAATGTCTGAAATGGCTGTTCATGCAACATCCTATAGACGAGCTATGTTAGGGTGGAACATATAAATGGCCAAAAAAGATTTGTCTGAATTTATCTCGCAAGTAAAAGTAAGAAATCTTGCAAAATCAAATCGTTTTAGAATAGATTTAGACATCCCCTTGGGCATGTTTGAGCAAAATAGTCTTTTAGCCAAAAGTGGTCTATTGGAAAAAATTGGTTTCTTTTCTAACCAATATAATTATGATGTACATGAAAAAGAAAGTTTTGTAGATACTGTAAAAACAATTTCTCTATTTTGTTATTTTGCTCAATTTCCCCCAACTAATGTACAAGTAAATGATATTTACACATATGGTACACCATTTTGGCAACCAACAATCAAATTGGTTGACAGATTATATTTTGGGGTCTATTTGGATCAAGATTTCAAAGTAAAACAATTTTTTGATTCATGGGTTGATTCAATCTTTGATAAGAATACTTCTCATTTAAATTTTAGAAGTTCTTATTCTACAACAATGAGATTGTTTCAATTGGATGCAGCAATGGAACCAATTTATGGCGTAGAATTCTACGACATGTTTCCTACCTATATTGAACCAATTAGTGTTCATTATGCAGATAAAAACAAAATTAGTACATTAACTACCCAATTTGCATACAGAACTTGGAAACCAATTAATGTAGATATACATAGAGAACCATCCATGGATTTTGGTATTTTGAACCAATTGCCAGATGTTGTACGTGAAGGATACAATTTGTATCAAATTTATAAAGCACTTTAATAGGATTATACTATGAGTTTACCAAAAATCTCTTTACCATTATATGAAATAAAAATTCCATCCAATGGTAAAACAATAAAATTTAGACCGTTTACGGTAAAGGAAAATAGAATCCTTTTGTTGGCATCAGAATCTCAGTCTACTGAACAAATTGTATTGGCAACAAAACAAATTATATCATTATGTGTACAAGATGACATTGATGTCGAATCTTTACCTATGTTTGATATCGAATTTTTGTTTTTAAATATTTCAGCAAAATCAAATGGCGAAATTGTTGACTATATTATTAAATGTGGTAAATGTGAACATGAAAATCCATATTCATTAAATCTATTAGATGTGACAGTACCTGTCCAAGATTCTAAAAATAATACAATCAAATTGAGTGATACAATTGGTGTGGTAATGAAATACCCAACCATTAATGTATCAGATTTGGTTCAAAATGCAGAAAATAAAACAGAAGCAACCAATGATGTAATAATTTCTTGCATAGATTATGTATATGATTCTGAAAGCGTATTTTATCCAAAAGATTATACACGAGAAGAACTGGTTGAATATATTGAATCATTCACAGATGAAAACTTATCCAAAATCAATGCATGGTTCAAATCTATTCCAGAAGTGACCACTGTTGCCAAATTTAAGTGTAAAAAATGTGACCATGATAATGAATATGAAATAAAGGGGATCAAAAATTTTTTATAATACTTCTCTCAAATGATTCATTGTACAACCATTATACAATGAATTTTTCCTTGAGGAAACAACATGGATACAGTTTAACAGAATTGGATGATATGTTGCCGTTTGAGAGAGATGTATATGTTTCGTTATTGGTTCAACATCTTGAAGAAGAGAAAATTCGTCAGAAA